ACTTACTCGAAACCCCCAAATTGAATAAAAAAAGCAAACCCCTGTTGATTTCTTTTTTACATACAACCAACTTTCTTTATTAATAATATAAAAAGGAAAGGAAAACGATTTTATGGGTAAATATAGTAAAGGAACAACACACAAAACAAATCAAGGATACGAAATAAGGGTAATAAAAGACATTTCGCCCACTAGAAAGGTGGTGAAATTCCTAGATGAGCATGGGTACATGACAGAAACTCCAACATCATCTATCGCTAGAGGAAGTATTAAAAATCCCTTTCATCCTTCTCTACTAGGAAGAGGATTTGTAGGTGTTGGAATTTATAACTCCAAAGATAGGGAGTATCAATTATGGAAGACTGTTTTAAAAAACGTTTATAATGTTAAATCTAAAAAAGTAAAGCTTTGCAAAGAGTGGCACAACTTTCAAATATTCGCAAAAGATATAAATGAGTTGTACGGGTTTGATCTAAAGGATAAAGAAGGCAGATTTTATAATTTAAACAAAGACATTATACCTTCTAAAAAGAAAATCTATTCAAAGAAAACTTGTGTATTTATACCACCAGAAATAAATGCATTTTTAAACCACAACAAACAAAAGGAAGGCGGTCTTCCAACTGGTGTAAAATATAGACACCAAGACAGAAGGTATGAAACAAAAATAAATATATGTGGTAGGTCTAAATATATTAGTAGTGGTCTAACCATAGAGCTTATGAGACAGTTGTATATAAATGCTAGAAACAAAAGGGCGAGAGAACTTGCAGAAGTTTACAAAGGAAAAGTTGACATTAGAGTTATTGATTTTTTACTAAATTACAATGAAACAAATCAAAGCAAATAAAAAGACGGTTTATGCCGTCTTTCTGTTTTAACAACCCTCTCTATTTCTATAATCTATCATCAATTCTCTTAATAAATACTCTTCTAAACTTCTTTTAGTTGCAACATCTTCATCACAATGTTTATTCAAAGTATATATTAACTTACATTTAATATCTTCTAATGCATTACTATAAATTGTTTGCCTTTTGTTGTATCTGTCATCAAGGTCTTTGTCTTTTAGTGAAAATAAACTACTACTTGAAAAATTTTTACTCATAACATAACTCCCTCCTTTTTCTTCTAGTTTCTTTTCTTTTTTTCTATTGGACATCTATTACCATTATTAAATGAAAAAGGGTTTACGCTGCTATTCCCCTAATAATTTCTAAAACTCTTTCTTCAACGTGCTTTAAAGCGTTGTTTTTACCTATAACAGTTGACAAATATTCTATATCATAAAGTTTTATACCTTGTTTTTTGCAAAAATCCCTTTTTATTTTGTCGTGTCTTATTATATTGTTGTTAAAAAATTTATTTGTATACTCTTTATAATGTCCTTCTCCATTTATTTCAATAACCACACTATGTTCTGGTATATAAAAATCAAATCTTAGATTCCCACCACCTAAACCAGTTAAGCCATTAAATTTCTTTTCTCTTTCAAAAACTATATTATATTGCTTTAGTAGTTTTTTTGTAAGTTCCTCACCGTGAGAAGACGTGTTACACTCAGGACATCTTACCCCCCCTTTAAAGTCAGTTGATCTAACAGAATAAATATGATCTTTGTTACACTTTAAAGAAACTTTCTTGTCTGAGCCTTTATATTCGCCCAATAACTCATACCCTTCTTTTTCAAGCATCTCTACAAATTCTAATTTAGATTTGTTACTTCTTTCTTTTTGTAACTTTCCATTTTTCTCTCTTGCACACTCTGGACACCTATTACCTTTTTTAAAGTTATTTGGTATTACTTTATATTCTTCGTGTCCGCAGGAAGGTTTTAGTACCACTTTAGTTTGGCTGCTTATATATTCAGACCTTAATTCATAACCTTCTTTTGTGACTAAGCTCATAAACTCTTCTTTTGCCTTGAGGTTCATTTCTCTGGCAGATCGTCTTACCATTTGTTGTCTCCTATTTTTTTCGCAACATGGACACCTATTACCTTTTTTAAAGTTATTTGGTGTTACTTTATATTCTCCATGTCCACAAGGAGGTTTTAACGTTACCTTAGTTTTAGTGTTTATATACTCCGATTTTAATTCATACTTTTCATTTATTAATAAGTCTACAAACTCTAATCGAATCTTCTCTCTTATCTCTTTTAATTTCATTCTACTACATCCTGGGCATCTTCCACCATCTTTAAAGCTTTTTGGTATAACTTCGTACTCATCATGTCCACAAGGAGGTTTTAATATTACCTTGATATCGCTCTTTACATATTCTGACTTTAACTCATATCCTTCTTCTATTAATAAATCTATAAACTCATTAAATGCTTTTACACTTCTTTTTTTATTTCCCTCAACTGTATCTAAATCTATTTTCTTCATGTATTCGTTCACTTTTTACTTCCCTCATTTCTTTTTTGTTTGTCTACAAACCTATTAATAAAGAAAGTATTGGATTTGTAAAAAGAATATTGAATATTTTTTTTATTTTCTTCTAAAAATTCTAAGTTTCTTATATATCTGACGTTAGGAAGATATATAGATATTAGTCTTATAAGCAGTTCGCATCCTAACGCACCACTCAAGGTGGTTTGTTGCTACCGTATTCAACGGACATTTAGCTACTATATTTGTAATGACGTTCTAAGCCTTTGAAATGTCCGATTGAATTTTGGTCTTTCGTGTTTGTTGGTTATTGTTTTTTTATCTGTATAAGCAACAAATATCTTTCTAATAACTAACAAATTCTTTACTTTTAAGAAGAAAAACAAATTTCTTATAGACACCAGCATTCTAAAAGTGTAGCACCGGATTCGAGTTATTAGAAAGAATAGTCCTTGTCACGCAACAAAAAAAGTATACAAAGATACTAGGAGAATGTATTGCAACAAAACTATTCTCTAACGTAATAATGAAGTATGCACCCTCATCTCGCCATGTATACGATCATGGAACGCTAGCTCTTACCGAATCCTTACACATTTCAGTATAAGTACATATCAAAACAGGTCTTACTCGCCAACCTGTCTAGTCTTTCAACTATTCTATGCAGTCCTTTATATAATCGAGTAACCGAACACCCCTCTTATTTACCTACTATTTAAAATAAATAGCTTACGGCTAACATCCTTTAGAGTTTTCAATGCTAGGACTTTCGTAACACACATCAAGGTAAGAGTTTTGATGTGTGGCCGGCTAACCATTTTAACAGCATTAGCCTACTGTGGTGCTACCTTATAAGACACCCAAGTTTATAGACTTTCTAAGGTCTTCCCACCCACCTTTACATATGGTAGGGACTCCGCTTTTAGTTGACGGCAACTCTACTTTTAAGACTTGCTAGCTAAAGAAAAACTTCTTACTGTTGTTACAGTAAATCTCGCTAGTAGTATCTATTAGAACCGTAGCAGTCCTTCAAGAGTTAAGCTCTTGATCTATGCAATTAAAAAAGACCTGTCCAACTACTGAACAGGTCTGAATATTTTCCTTAAATTACTAAATTGTATGAGTTGCATTATTACTGCTTTTCGTATATAATTACTTATATACAATTTAATAACTAACTATTAATAATTTATTAAGTATCGCTAAATACTTTCTAAGTTATTTCTAGTTTAAAAGGTTACTTGTTTATCTAACTGTTGCCGCAGTTGGTATTAATTCCCTCTAAAGTTTGCCGACTTTATGGAAACTCGTAATCTTTTTTTATGTAATTTTTTTTATATATTTCGAGTATATACTTCATTTGACAAAATTACAATACCTTTTAGAAAATTTTTTAAAAAAATAAATAAAATAGTAAAAAAGTATTTACTTTTTATACAAATAATGGTATTATATAATTAAGTTAAGAGATGAAAACAAATTAAATTCAAAGGAGAGATATAAAAATGAGAAATTACGAAGGAACAACAAGATTACAAGGGATAGGAATAAGAGAAGGAATAAAAGCTAAAAACTTACAAGTTGGTGACGTGTTAGTTTGGAACAACGGAGGAACTACAATAGTTAAAGAAATAACTTTCAGCAAAACTGGAAAAACTTTAACAATAGTAGAAGAGTACCAAGGAAAAGAATATAATAGAAGATTAGGAGCAGAAACAATAGTGGTTGTTAAAGAATTAAACCCGACAGAAACTAAAGGTGAAGTAAAAGAAGAAGTTAAAAAAGAAGTTAAAAAAGTTGATGCTTTCAAAAAAATAGTTAAAGAAGTTGGAACAGTTGTTGATGAATTACCAAACATGGAATACACTGAGGCAATTAAAGTAGTTGACGAAATGCTTGACAAAATAAATGAAGTGAAAGATGAAGTGAAAGATGAAAAATCAAAAGATATTTTATATGATATGGAAAATCATTTAAAATGGGTCTACTCTTCATTAGAAGAATTAATAGAAAGACAAAATAAAAAAGAAATACAAGTGGAAGATGAAAAGAAAGATGATAAAGTGGAAGAAGTGATCATTAAAGCTAACAAAACAATAGAAAAGCTGGGAAGTTTTAATAATGATAACGAGGCATATAATACAATAAAAGAAGTTCTTGACGAAGTAACCACTGCAATTAGCACCGTAAAAGATGATAAAAGAAGATGTATTTTAAAAGATTTAGAAGAGGATTTAAAAGATGTTTGCGAAGTATTTGAAGGATGTTGAAAAAATAGAGTTGTAAGTTAAATTTATTTTTTTAAAAAATCGTAAAAAAGTATTTACTTTTTGTATAAAAAATGGTATTATATAATAGTAATAAGGAACACGAAAAATAAAACGAAAAGCGGAGGGAATAAAAATGATAATAGATTTTATAAGAGGAACAGAACAAAAGGGAGCAATAATAGTAAATGGGGAAAAATCTTACATAGCTTGTACTGGAGCTGAGTCAAGAACTTACAAAACTGAAAGAGGGGCTAGAAAGTTCATGGAGACAAAAGGTTACAGAGAGGTAACTGAGGTTAAAACAGACACTGTAGGAAACATAGTAGAAGTTGTTGAAATGAGAGAGGTTGAAATGAGAGAGGTTGAAATAACAGAGGTTAATGATAACCTAGTTGGATTAACTAAGGAAGTATCAGACGAGTCTATAAATGTAGGTTCAACAGTTAGAGCGGCTGATCCTACATTATTTAAAGGAGAGGTTACTGTTATTGGTACTGCCAAACACTTCCACTCTAAAAGAGTAATAGCAGTTTTATCAAATGGAGTAGAATGTTTTGCAGATGGAGAAAATTTAATAGTAGTATCTCCAAACGATATTCCTGAATCTGTACCTGTTAACAGTTGCAGAAAATGATGGATAGAAGGCACTTTTGAGGATAGAGGTGGTTGATGAAATTGATCTTTTTTTGAAATAAAAAAACACCCACGATTTTACTCGTGGGTACATATTTTACATTTCGTTTAAAGTATCTATTATGAATTTTCTTCCTTTTTCAGTCCATTTTAAAGTTTGTCCAAATTCATTTATATGATAGTCACAATATTCTGGTACTTTGTTTTGATGTTTTGCATATAGTTTCCAAGATTTCCCTTGTTTAAATATTATTCCAAGTTCATTAAGTTTTAAGTTTAATGACCTTGCAGACATTCCTAAGTCTTTTGCTATATCAGTTGTCGTTACAAGTTTGTTACTATTTAATACTGTGTCATGGTATTCAACTTTTGGCTTTTGTTGTTCAACTGTTAAAGCTAACATCTTTCTCTCTTCTTCTTCTCTTATCCAAGCTTTCGCTCTTTCTATCGGGTCTGCTATCATGTAAGAATCTACTTGTTGCAATTCCTGTTTCATTTCCTCGAACTTGTCCATATATCTAACTGTAAATAAATTACCTTTTTTGCCCGTTGTTTTGTGTGCTAAAAATTCACATCCTAATTTTGTAACTTGATATTCTCTGTATTGCTTACCTCTGTTTTCAAAAGTGCTTTCTATCCAATATTTTTGGCAACGGATTTTTCCGCTACCAAAATCTTTGTTTATTTTGTCGATTTTTTCCAATAAATCTCCATGTCTTACATCCATCATTTCTGCAACTTCTCTTGATGATATTGTTTTAACTTGTCCTAAAACTTCTAAATTATTCATTTTATCATTTCTCCTTAAATTTTATATATTATTTGATTTACAATATATAAATAAATAAAAATCCGAACTTGTAAAAAAAATATTTAAAAATTTTATAAAATTAAAAATCCGCTCTCTCTCATGTCCGACTCATAAACAAGCCCGTCAAGTTCTTCTTGCTGCCATAAAGCCATAGCATTTATTAGGGAAACAATCATATCAACTTTACCAGTTGAATGTTTTTTAGATATATAACTGTTTAAATTTGTATCTTTTACCTCTCTACAGTTTGCCAAGTTTATTTCAAGTAATGTGTTTGCTATATACGAAAACTCTTGTTGTAATATTCTTTCTTTTAACAACTTTGTTGCTGGGTGTAATACGGAACTATGCTGTTTTATTTCTATTGTAGTCATACCATTATCTTCTAATTTTTGTGCCGTTGATATACAGTTATATCTATCGTAACCAACACCCTTAACCTTTACACCGAATTTATTTTCTAAATCAAGTATAAAGTCTTCAACAAACTTATAATCAATTACCCCATTCATGCCACAGAAATAAACAAATCCTTGATCACGAAAAACATTATAATCTATTTTTTCAATTCTTATTTTTTGCTCTACATTACTTTCCGGTGTAAACGCCCAAACCTTAGCAACGTATTTTTTTAATTCTTTGTCATATGTAACCATAGTTAAAGAAGTATTATCTGTGGTTTGTGATAAGTCAAGACCAAGATAAACTTCTTTCCCTCTCCAATCATAATCTTTTATCCTACACTTTTTAAAATCATCAAGAGAAACGTAAACTTCACTAACATCACCATTGACAAATATATTAAGATGCTTTGTTTTAAAGTTTGTTATTGCTGATGGCATATCAAGAGCCTTTTTTCTTTGTTCCACTAAGAAATCATAGTTTTCTTTTACCTCTATTGCTAAAGGGTTTGCTTGTTTTAAAGCTTTATCTTCCGTCCACTTTTTAGGTTCGTCTGGCATATATAAAAGACTAAAACAAGCATCATCAATTATATGACCATCAAGCACCTTTTGACAATATTCTATTTCTTCTGTCATCACGTTTGCTTCTGTGTTGTATGCAGTAGATATTAATATACCTAAACGGTTTATCATGTTCATCTGAGAAGATGACATGGCGTCTAAAGCCCCACGGTTGGGTAACGCACCAACTTCATCTGCAACATAGACATTCGCTTTTCTCGCTGTTATTATCCATAAGTTTTTTATCTTACGCTCTGGAGGTCGCCCTCATTTTCATCGGTTAGTCAATTCTAACCCAGTTTGGCATACATTTTCACCCTACATAATAGGGGTCGAACACTCGTGGGAATATTATATTCTGTACTTTTTCAAAAAGAAAAGTATAGGTTCAATTCCTATGCTCTACGGTGTCTATTAACTTTTAAATCAATAGATTACCTCGGTGTCTTCTATTTTAAATATAAAAATAGGTTTCCTCCGATTTTGCTCGATTTCCTAAATGTTTATTACTAAACATTGACGGCAGAAAGTTTACCGTCCATTCTGTTGTTAGATAGTGCCAACGGTGTAAACTTACTTGATGTAGGTATGCACTCAATATCATTTCTTCTAAGTTTAAAATGTTTTGTTAATGCCGGAGAAACAGAAATTAATTGTTCTGCCTCTTTCTTAACTATTGAAGAAAGCTCTCTATCTGGTGCAACAGAATAAAATTCTGAGTACTGTGGTTCTAACAGTAATAATAGTATAAATATTAATCCAACTAAGAAGGATTTACCCGACTTTCTTGCTATAAGTAAAACCGATTTTTCATACCTTCTTTTTTCAGGTTGTGACTTTAACTTCCATGCTAGTGTATTCACAATCATAAACCATTGAAAACCAGCTAAACCGTAAACTACTGGAGTGCCAACACGCACACCACTTGCAAAGTTAATTAGATGTAGGAATTTAGTTATTCTGTTAACTATTGATAGATCCAAAAAGTAGGGATAACTTTCATCCTCTTGCCGCTCTATCCCGTCTAAAAACTCTTTGCATTGTTTTCTTACATATAATGGGTAATCTTCATTGTCAACACTGTCCAGAGCGTATTTATAACAAGGATGTTTTTTAAAATCTTCTATTGTTTTTATATTTTTTATTATATTTTTATTATCATTCAAATAATCTCCTCCTTAAAAAAAATAAAGAAGAGACAGCATTAAAACACCATCTCTTCTTTAAAAATTATTTGCTACTCTCCACGAAGAATTTTTAATAATTCGTCTTCTTGGTTGTTTTGCGCCTCAACTTTTTTCGCTGCTAGTGCCGCCCTACTCGAAGGATCTAATCCCAAGGCATTTGCAAGAGTCATATATCTTTGTAGGTATGTATGTTTTGTTCTAACTGCTGGATGTTCTTTTATGACCTCTGCTCCGTATCTGTCAATTGTTGTAAGCATTAAACCGTCTTTATTTATTTCTTCGTCTGCTTGTCTTATCTTAGAAAGACAATCTGCCGTTTGTTCCAATGTTGGCTTGTCTAAGTTGCATAATATGTCGCTTTCCTCTAATTCTTTTACCAAGAATACATAGTAATTTTGAGCCAATTCGTCTAAATATTCTGGTATATCATAAAGCATTTTATTGTCACCTTTTAATTTTTCCTCTTCTGCAATTCTGCTTTGTATCCATGCTTTATTTTCGTCTTTTCCAGTTTTTAAAGCTACTGGTTTTTTCTTTCTGCTCATCTTCCCATCTTCTCCTTAAATATTTTTATATAATTATCACATCGTCATCTTCTCTTATTTCCCAGTAGAAATCTAATTCGTCCTTTGTTCCTAACTGAGCATTACAAGTTCTACAAATTGTAATAAGATTTTTTTTATCAAAAGTCAACTTTGGATAGTTTTTCCTTGATTTGATATGATGTACTTCTAGTCTTCTGTCGTTTAATATATTATATTTATAATAGCAACGTTGACAAAAACCATCATCCCTTTTTATTATTTCTTCTCTTAACTTTTCCCATTTGCGTTTATGTTTTACAATCAAATCTTCTTTGTCTGTTTTTTGTACCTGTGAAACCAATCTTTTTTTTGCTTCTCTACAGTTACACCTTTCAATATATCCTATTACTTTTCCGCATTTATTACATATCTTCTTCATCTTCATCGACCTCAACTTCTTCAACATTATAACATTCTGAACACTCGAATATTATACTGAAACCGATATAATCTTTTTCCATGTGTGAACCACATTTACTACATATCATTATTTCTAATTCCTCTTTCTTTTTTTGCATATAAAAAAACATTGCTAGTGCAATGTTGTCTTTTATGGTTTTTTATATTTTGTTTTACTATTTCAGAAACTATTTGATTATAATATTTTGAAACTTGTTGCTGAGTTATTCCCAGTTTTTGAGCTATTTGTTTCTGTTGTAATCCTGCTCTTACCATTTCTGCTATTTCTTTTAATTTTGGCTTTAATTCTGTCTGTTTGTAAAGACAGTTGAAGTCATAAATTAAAACATCCATGTTGTTGCTAAAATCGTAAGACTCTTTGTCGTCTATTGTCATAAAATACTTTATAACCTTTTTGTCACTAAAGGAAATGTTGTTTATGTCAACATCTACCCCATCTTCTTTTAAAGGTGATTTGAACCTTATTACATTTTTATTCGCAATGTATTCTAAATCTTGCTGGATTTTATTCTTTTTAACTTTTGTTTCTTTGTTAGTATCCAAATATTTTAATAGATCATAATAGTCTTTTGTAAAAGGAAATTCTTTTACCAATTTTCTTTTATTTATATTTGCAAAATTTAAATTTTTTGAAAGTTTGTAATTCTTCTTTTTTATATCTTCTACATTTTTTTCATATGTAGGCAACTTTTCAGATAGTCCCTCTGTTGAAATCGTTTTCCTGTGCTTCGCATCAAGAGTTGTGTTGTTTTCGTAAGTGTTATATTCAAGTTGTCTACCTCTTTTTACATCTTGTGCAAATAATAAATAGTTTGCTAAAGCCTGTAATCTTAAAGCGAACTCACAATCTTCTATTAAATATTTTTGTTTATTGTCAATGTTTGTGAAATGCGTCTCATAAAGTTCCTCGAAAAACGTATTTCCGTCAAGCATTTCTTCGACTACTTTCAACCTATCCTCATATTTAACTAAATATCTATCAAGTTTTTTGAAATCAAAATCGTTTAAAGTTGCTCCACCTATGGGAACATTTTTGTCCATTTTCTTTATATACATTTTCCATCTTCCTTTCTTTAATAAATGTGTCTTATCTATATAAATAAAGAAAGGATGAAAAATGTAAAAAAGATTTATCTAATTTCTAAAACTTTTTCCTTATATTTTTCTTGTTCTGCTTTTATTAAAAATCTAAGCATTTCCGCTTGATACTCTTTTAATGGAATTGTATATACATTCTCTCCTTCAACGTCTTTAAAAGTTAAATACTCTTTTACTGGATCGCTCCCAAGAGATGTGCTTTTGTATATGTTATATGTATATTTGCCTTCGCAAATTCCATCAAGTAACTCTCTGTAAAACATTTGCTCCATAAATACCTCCTATATAATTTAATAGAGGTTGATTAATTTAAGCAACCTCTTCTATTTTCTCTGCTGCGTCTTCTATTCTATTTTTAGATATTTCAAAATAATTTTTATCTAACTCAATACCTATAAACTTACGCCCAACATTCATACAGGCTACGCCTGTACTACCACTTCCCATTGTGAAATCTAAAACCAAATCCCCTTCTTTTGTATAGGTTTTTAAAATATACTCAAGTAGTTCTGTCGGTTTTTCGGTTGGGTGGATTGGCTTTGAAACTTTGCTAACCTCTATTATATTTGTTGGATATTTACTATCAACGATATAGCCGCCTTGTTTACTTAATCCGTCACAATGTTCCGTTTTTGACGAATAGCTATATTTTACAGGTTTATCCCTTTTTACCATAATAGGATAATAATTCACCTTGTCGCCCCTCAATGTAAAAGTTATAATATCCTCTGTTTGCATCATGGGTCTATATTTTGCGACCTGAAACCCTGTCCCTCTATTTTTTTTCCATATCCAATGGTGTTTATATCCTTTTAGATTGCTATTTACCAGTTTAGCTGTAAATGGCATTGCTCCAAACATGACGATAGGAGTATTCTTATTTTTTATTAATTCGCCAATTCTATGCCACATCTTTTCAAAGTCTACAATCTCGTCCCATTTACACATTGTCGTCCCATAAGGCGGATCGCATATAATAGCATCAACTTTTACACCCTCTTTAATTAATTTATCCATAACTTCCAAACAGTCTCCATTGTATAATTTATATATGTTGTTATTTATAGTCATTTACATCCATCCTTCGCTTTGTCGTATTATTTTGTATAAATTTTATAATTCTATTTTAATTTCTTTTCCTATGTCATTATATATTGTATGGTTATTTATTCCTATACAACCACATAAATAGTTTAAATCCTTTTCATATGAAAACGTTTTCATATTTATCAAAAATTTTTTGCCACAATTCAAACAGGTGCAGTCTACAAAATCTAAACTTGATTTTCCTATAATATTTTTACTCTCGCAACGTCTACACTTCATATGTAACACTCCCCTTTAAACTTATATATACTATTATATAGGAAAATTCTACAAATTTCAACAAAAAAATAGGCAAAATCTGCCTATTTTTCGTTATCTGCATATTGTTTCCCAAATAAATTATCTTCTCCAATTTGACATATATGTAAATATTTCTTTGGTCTAGTAGTTGCAACATAAAATAATCTTGCCTCTTCTTCAAGGGTAGCTTTTTGTGATGGAAATTTCTTTTCTTCTAATCCTATTAAAAATACATTATCCCATTCAAGACCTTTGCTTCTATGTATTGTCATTAATTGTACGGCGTTTTCGTCTTTACCTTTTGAATTGTTGTTATTACTTGCTATAAACTTCAAGAATGATTTTATAGTATTGTTTTCAGAAAATCTTTTAAATGATTGTAAACTACCTTTTCTTCTTTCAACTTCATCACCATGCCAAGTATCTTCTATAAATTCATTTAACTTTAATGTAAAGATCATTCTATCTATAACTTGTCTAGTGGTCATTTCATTTTCTTTATATTTTGTTCTTAGTGATGTAATCATATTTTTAAATACTGTAAATGACTGATTTTGTCTACTTGGTAAATTTATCATTGTAGCAGCGTCCATATAATCACACCCATTTTCAAAAGCATACATTTCTATTTCAGCTATTACTCTTTTAGGTATAAATGTAAATGGATAGCACCTTGTACTCATTATATTTAAAAACGCTTCATCATCTCCACTATCTGTAATCAATCTCAAAGCTGAAATTAATGGAATTAATTGTTTAGATTTAAAGAAATTGCTATCATTTTCAATATGGAATGGTATTCCTCTTTTAGTTAAAGCTATTTCAAGCTCTGCCGTCATGTTATTCATTCTATATAATACGGCTATGTCTCTTGGCTTAACTTTGTCAATCTTTATCATGTTAGAGATTTCATTGGCAACCTCATCTGCCTCATCTTCTCTAGTTTTATATATTTCAAAGTTTATTGTAGCCTTGTCTTTTATCGTTGGGACTGCATCTGAATAATATTTATAATCCCCAAAGTAATTTTTTATAAACTGATTAGATTTGTCTATTATGTTGTAACAACTTCTATAATTGTTATCAAGGTGTATAACTTTTGCATCTGGATAATCTTCTTTAAAGTTCATAAAATATCTAGGTTCTGCGCCTCTAAAAGAATATATGCTTTGTCTATAATCGCCTATAACCATTATGTTTTCGCTGGGACACATTTCTTTTATTAATAAATTTTGTACTAGGTTGTTGTCTTGGTGTTCATCAACTAATAAATATTTACAATTAAAAGCGTTTGGTTTTACTTTTAATATTTTTAATGCCTCAATTAACCAGTCATCAAAGTCATATGCCCCATTATCTTTTTTAAGTTTTTCATATATTTCATAATATCTTGACAATTCTATGTCGTCATATTTACTTTCTTTTGCAGCAAACCTGTCATTATATCCTTTTAAATAACTCTTTTGATACGATATAAAAGACAATACATCTTCAATGTCTGTGTTGAAGTTTACTTCATTAAAAGCTTTTTTAATTTCAAATTGTGGGATTGTTTTAAATACATTTATACCATTATTAACTAACATTTTACTTAGCACACTATGAAAAGTTCCTACTTCCACATCAAGTATTCCAAGATTATTTAACTTTCTTTTTAAATCGTCCGCAGAGTTTTTTGTAAAAGTTATAGCGCAAATATCCTCTTGGTCAACCCCACTCATTATTAAATTATCTATTCTGTGTACTAATACAGTAGATTTCCCTGATCCTGCACCAGCAACAACCATAACTGGGCCATCTATATGATTTACTGCTTGTATTTGTTGTTCATTAAATTTTATTTTTGTCATCTTCTAAACACTCCTTTATACTTTATTGTGGTGGCAATTGCCTACACTCTATTAATAAATCTTTACTTGGCATTGTAAAAAATATTTATTTTACAATAATTTACAATGAAATCCAAGTTTTATTATATAAAAAAAGATGTGGTTTGCACCACATCCTCAATTTTTATTTTATAAATCCATCTTTTTTTAATCTTTTTATCATATATTCAACACCTTGCACAGTAAAATACGGTTTATAGTTGTATTGATCTGTGTGATTGTTATAAGAAGTTGGTTTCCACACCATTTTCCCCTCATTTATAAACCTTGAATAAGGTTTGTGATGATTTTCACCGTACATTTTCTTTAGTGTAAAGTGATTTTCCCACTCGTCTGTCATTAAAATCTTTTGTTCTCTTAAATATTTATACATATTATTTCTACCAAGGTCTTTTATGGCAAGATTTTTCGCAAAGTCATCAACAGATATAAGACCGTCTTTATCAAGAAAATCTTTTGCCAACTCTACAAGTGGTTTTTGTTGCTCTATAGTCCTGTTTGCTTGTTGTAAAAGTTGTTCTTTTTGCTCTATTGTTCTTTTTGTAATCATTAAAGCTTTTGCTAATATTAACTTTTCATCATCTTCTTGGCTTACTGGTATATATCCACCTGTTTGTCTTATTTGTTTTAATATTTGCTTTACTTCTTTTTTAAATGCTTTTGCTATTGGTTTTCTGCTTTGCATTAAAACTTCGTAAAGACCGCCTTCTGTTAAGAACCAATATTCATTATTATTTGTTAATAGTCCTAAAGATTGTTTAGGTCTGACTTTTACCTTTTCATCTTCATCTATTTTTTTTAACATCATTGTTATACTGCTATGTTCTATCCAGTTTGCCACATCTTTTGCTAAGAATAATGGATTTTCTTTCGTTCCATACATTCTAAACTCTTTTCCTAAAACTTCTCTTTCATCAAATACTATTAAATTATTCATATCTTTCCTCCTATGGGCGTCTGCCCTGTTTTTGTTTACACTCAAATTAATAAAGAAAGGCTTCGATTTGTAAAAATATTTTTTTAAAAATTTTTATTTTTTCTGAAAAAGTATTTAAAACTTTAACAAAAAATACCTAAATTGCTTAAAATCAATTTAAATGCGTCAGAGGTATATTTTAGAAATTAAGGTATAAAATGTTAACAAACAAACTCAAAGCCCTTTAGAATGTAAATATGGAGGTGTAAAAAATTCTAAAGCAAAAAAAGAAAGGTAAAAAAGTAAAAAATCAATTTCAGTTTAAGTTTAAATTAGGATTGAAACGAAGTTTCAAGACTAAACGGGAGATTTATCTCTCGTTATTATATATATCTATTATTATCTATTATTATCTATTATGTACTTTCTGAAACGTAGTGATAGCAACTGATACAGGTACATTTGTTGTACTTTTTTGTTACACTTGTTGTACTTTTTTGTTACACTTGTTGTACTTTTTTGTTACACTTTTCGTTTAACTTGTACTTTTTTGTTACACTACGAAAAAAGCAAATTTTTAGCACTTTTAACAATAAAAAAGAGGTCTTATTCGACCCCTTTTAATGAAACTGTATATTTAATTCTTTTACTTCTTCCTTCTTTTACTTCCTCTACTTTGTCAATGTTTATAAACCCACCGCCCTCAAGAGCTTTCATTATATCATCAACTTTTACTAATAACTTTCTTGTAGGTTCTTGGCCAATTCTTTCAAGTATTTGCTCTCTTGTTAAAGTCATTTTTCCATAATTCTCATGAAAAACTTTGCAAAGCATAAACACTTTAATGCTATCTGAGTTGTAGGCGTTTGTTAACATTCTTAAAATATCATACTCTACTAATGTATAATGACCTTTTGTAACTGGTAATTTATAAATCTTTCCACCATTTAAACCTGTTGTCTCTTTTACAACTCCACTTTCAACCAAAGGCTTTATTTTTCTGTAAAAAGTTGTCCTTGATGTAAGTCCAAAGTCTTTTACCCATTGAGCTACATTCATATCCTCAATATACCTTTCTTTTTGATTCTGTTTTCTATAACTACTTAATTGTAGTTTTCCATAAAATTCAGCATCTACCTTTTTATTAGTCATAAAACACTGATTCATTGGCATTCTCCTTTTTCCTTGTATTGGCTCTTCAATTTGTTGTAAATCTTTATTATTCATATTTACATAACTCCTCCGCCCTATTGGGTTTTATTTCTATTCATAAAGTTCTTGATCGAAATGTAAAAAGTTTTTATCTTTCTATTTTTTTGGTTGTGTGATTACTTGTTTATCTACAATACTCATTGAGGGTATTAACCTTGATAAAATTAAACTATCTTCCTCCTGAAAATATTTTTACATAGGAGCGATTGCTCCTATGTTTTTTTATTTTAGAAAGTAGAGTAGGTGAGAACGTGAGAACAAGAGATAAGATAATTAGAAGTATTGGCAATTTTATCGGTGCTAATATGGATATTGAGTATGAGCAGAGAGACTATTCTGGCAATAGTGCTTTTACAAGTTTGAGAAACATAACAGAAGTAAGTGAAAAAACTATACTAAGCATACCAACGGCCGCTGCTTGTGTTGACTTAATATCTGGAAGTATAGCTCAGTTGCCAATTTATTTATACAAAGAAGATGTTGTAACTGGTGAAGTTGAAAAAATACTTGATGATAAAAGAGTATTTTTATTAAACAATGAGCCAAATGAACATTTGAGCGGATATGATTTTAAAAAACAAACAGTAAAAGATTTTTTAATACATGGAAAAACTTATACATATTTAGACAAGGTTGGAAATGATGTTGAAAGCCTATATCCTCTTCCAGTGGAAAATATAGAAGTTAAAAAATATATAAAAGGAAAAGGATGCAATTATACGGCAGATGTTATCTATAAAATAAAACATCAAGATGCCGACTCGACTATTGAGGAAACTTATAAACCTTATGAACTTTTAACAATTTTAAGAAACACAAAAGATGGTATAAGAGGACACGGGGTGCTTGAGCAAGGTAAAAAGACTTTTGAACTTGCGTTAAATGAAAATGAATATACGGCTAACATTCTTGATAAAGGGGCGCTGCCATTGGGGATATTGGAAACGGACGGGAGACTTTCTGATATTACGGCCAAGCGTTTAAGACAAAGTTGGGAATCAATCTACGGCGGAGTTAAAAACAGTGGAAAAACTGTAATTCTTGAAGAGGGGTTAAAATACAAACCTTTAAGTTTATCACCAAATGACTTGGGGTTAAATGAAGGTAGAAAAATATCAAATGAAGAAATATGCAAATTGTTCAACGTTCCGATTTCCTTAGTTGCAAGTGAAAAAGGTTACGGAAACACAGAGCAAGATGGGTTGCATTTTATGAAGTACTGCGTAAGTCCTATTGTTTCATGTATAGAAGGGCAACTGGACAGATCACTACTTTTAGAAGATGAAAAAATGGCCGGATATTATTTTAGATTTGATATATCTGAACTTATGAGGACTACTGAAAAAGAAAAATATGAGGCGGCTAAAATAGGTATGGATGTTGGAATATTAAGCATGAACGAATCTAGGGCAAAACTAGATATGCCACCACTAGAAAGAGACTTTATAAGAATGAGTCTTGGGAATGTGTTCCTTGATCCAAAGACCGGCGAGTTTATAGTGCCAAACACAGGGCAAAATGTTGAAGGAAACAGTTCCCCACCAACAGAGGAAGAAGATAACGAAGAAGATAGCCAAGAAGACAATCAAAACCAAGAGTTAGAAAACTAACCCTTGGTTTTTTTATATATATGGAGGTACTTATGAAAAATATTGAGTTAAGAATGAATGACTTCAATATACTTGAAGACACTTCCGAAGGTCTTGTGGTTACTGGTTACGTTAATGAGACAGGTAAACAGTCACATCTTCTAGGAAAAAGAAAGAAGTTTAGAGAGGTAATTAAAAAAGGTGCATTTACAAGAGCATTATCTAAGGGGAATGATGTTCATTTTCTAGCAGAACATGACGCAAACAAAATACTTGCATCAACTAGAAATGGCTCTCTAAAACTTGTCGAAGATGACAACGGCTTATTGATGACTGCAGAGATATCAAATACTTCTTACGGGAGAGATTATCACACTTTGATCAAAGATGGCATTTTAAGAAATATGTCTTTTGGGTTTAGTGTTGATAAGGACAAGTGGAGAAAGTTAAACGATGGAACTTATACAAGGGACATAGATGATTTGACTCTTTTTGAAGTTTCCGTTGTTACAAATCCCGCTTATCCACAAAGTTCAATCTCGGCCAGAGGTTTAAATCTTATTGAAGATGTAGATATCCCCGAAGATGTTGAAACGGAGGAAAAAGACGTGGAAGAAAAACAAGTACAAGAAGTTCAAGAGACTAAAGAAGTTATTGAACCAAAAGAGGAAGTTGTAGAACAAGTCGAAGAACAACCAAAAGAAGATATTAAAGAGGTTGTTAAGGAAGAAAAGAAAGAGGAAGAGCAAAGAGCTTATATCAGCGATGTGTGGAACGACAGAGATATATTAAATACTGCACTTGATATAATTGGCAATGTTTCAACTCTTTTGCAATACAACAAAAGGGCAGAGGTAAAAGTTTTAGATGCCAAAGCAGAAAAATCATTCAAAGATATAGTTGCAAGTTGTTCAAATATAATAACTTCACTAAATGAAACAAAAGTTGAAGAAGACATTGCGACTCCAGTTGCAACAGTGGAAAGAAACGAAGAAAAAGATGTTCCAGAAGAAGTAAGAAAACTTCAAGAACGTTTTTCAAAAATATAAATCAATTTGGGAGAGGACTTAACGACATGAAAATAAAAGCGTTAATCGAAAAACGTGAGGCTTTAAAGGCTGAACTTAAAGAGATGACTGAGTTGGCAGTCGAAGAAGTTAGAGGGTTAACTTCAGAAGAAGATGAAAAATACTCTTCAATAGAAGAAGAGATAAGAGGGTTAGATAAAACTATATCTTTAGCAGAAGAACAAGACAAAAAAGATGTAGTTAAAGAAGAGACTATAAAAGACGTTCAAGAAGAGAAGAGAGCGGACGAAGAAAGAGGTATAGACATGAATAAAGAGCAAGAAGTTAGAGGACTTGATGCATTTATAAGAAAAGAAGATAATCAAGAATTAAGAGGTATGACTACAACTTCTCAGGGTGGGGTAATACCAACACATCTACATACTGAAATAGTTGAAAAATTAGAAGAAGTTGCACCATTATTCTCAATGATACCAAAATTAACTCCAGTGTCTGGTAACTTAGAAATATTAAGAGAAAAAAATATAGGTACTGCAGGATTCGTTGGGGAATCAACAGATTTAGCGGAACAAGATTTCACATTCGACAAAGTTAAATTAGAACAAAGAAGATGTGGTTCTGTAATACAATTAACTCAAAAATTAATAAACGATTCAGGAATAGACATAGTTGGATATTCTAAAGAAAACTTATTCAGAAGATTAGGTTACGCACTAGACAGAACTATGGTAAATGGTCAAGTTGCTAGCGAACAATTTGAAGGTTTAGTGACTGTGAAAGATAAAGAAGAATGTAAAGTAGAAACAGCATCAGCTGAGGCTATAACAATAGACGACTACATGAATACTTTAAATGCTATGCATCCAGCATATCAAGGGGATGCTGTTTGGGTAATGGATAGAGAAGAATTTAATAAGGTTGCTTTATTAAAGGACGCAATAGGAAACTACTACTTAACAAGAGATGTGATAAACGGAAAACCACAATATAGATTATTCGGTTGCCAAATACATATAAATGATGCGGTTCAAGATGTTCATGCTTACTTAGTAAACTTCAAAGAGGCTTATGCGGGTATGATCAAGAAAGACACTGAGTTAAAACATATAAATGCAGATACTAAAAATGCTTTAAGAGGTTCTGCTACTTTAGTATTAGATATGTATGCAGATGCTAGAATCAAGAACGAAAATGCTATAAAAGTATTAGTTGATTCTGAGTAATACATTTTAGATAGGGAAAATTTTCCCTATCTTTTTTTTATAAAGGTGTAGTTTAACGGAAGAACGATGAATTTCAAAATTCATAGATATGGGTTCGATTCCTATTGCCTTCGCCATTAAAATTAAATAATTTGGAGGTGTAGCCGTAATGAAGGTAAAAGCTTTAGTTTCTATGTGTGTAGGAAGATCAAGTATATCAAAAGGAAGTGTAGCAGACGTTGATATAAAGGTTGCGAAAAAACTTGCAAAAGATGGACTTGTTGAAATAATACAAACACAAGAAAAAAAGATAGAGAAAAGAAAAAAGAAAGATAATACACCAAAAAAAGAGGTTGTTGAGGTGAAAGAAGATGTCGAGTAATATCAGATTTTCAACTATAACGATTGATGAGTGTAAAAGACATATGAGAATTGAAGAAGATTTCGAGGAAGATGATGAAGATATAGAAATGTACATATCATCTGCAAAGGCTTTAATCTTGGATAATTGCGGCATGGACATAAAAATGCTTGATGAACTTGCTTTTTATTCTGTAAATCTAGTCCTTTATATAGTATCGGATTTATACCATCACAGAGAAGTTACTTCAAATTCTGTGAAACTTAATCCAATGTTTAAATTAATGATGGACAAAGTGAGAGTGTTTAATCTTGAATAGCACAGTAGACGCAGGACAATTAAGAGAAATTATTTACATACAAGAAAAATCTGGAGATATGGACGAGTTAGGTTTTTGTAAGGAAACTTTTAAAACTCTTTACAGGTTGAGAAGTCAAAAGAAGACAGTAAGTTTAAAAGTTAACGAAGGCCTTAAGGCGAATAGAGAAAGTTCTACACAGTATTTAAAGTTTATATGCAGAAAAAGAAAAGGGATAACCAATAAAATGTTCATTTTATACAACAATGTAAGGTACAACATAACAAATGTTTATGATCTTGATGATTTTTTCCTTGAGTTAACGGCGGAGACACCTTGTTAGGAGGATCTTATGGCTTTATCATATGGAACTCAAGATTTTAGAACCTTAATAGAAAAACTTAGCAACATGGAGAAAAAGGCTAGTAAAGACATTTCTGAGAAGGTTCTAAAAGAAGGCGCAAATGAAGTTCTTGACGATATGAAAAGAAGTGTTCCAGTGGATACGGGACACTTGAAAAAATCCCTAGAGGTTTATGGTATGTCTGGTAGAGGTGGTAGTGCAAATATAAAAGTTGGCATAAACCCATCAAGAAGAGACGAGTTGCGCTATGGGTTTTACCAAGAATACGGACATAGCAGAATGGTGGGTACTCATTGGCTTAGTCAATCTTGGGACACAGGGAAAATAAAAGCTGATAAAAAAATCAAGGAAGGGATAGTAAGAGAGCTTACAGGAAAATAAACATGAACACTTTAATTGTAGAAACATTGAAAGATTTAAAAATTACAACTAGATATATGAAATACGACGGGGACGAAAATGAATATATAATTTTCACCACAACGGATAGTAAGGATACTTTCTTCTGTGATGATGATAACCAAGCGGAGATATATACTATATCTCTTAATTTTTGGTACAAAGACGGGAGAAGTTTTAATAAAGCAAAAGAGATAAAAAAGGCTATGAAAAACGCTGGATTTATTTTTATAAATAGCGCCGACTTAATGGATGGCGAGTATTATGGAAAAAATATGATGTTTAAATATCTTGATATTTAGACGACAAGAAAGAGGTAAAGACATATGAAAAGACGTTTAGCAGGACTAAAAGGTATACACGTTGCTCCATATGAAGGTGGAACTTTTAAAACTCCAGTACCTATAACTGGAGCTAAATCAGTTTCGGCAGAGCTTGAATATTCAGAAGTTAAATTTTACGCAGATGATGTAAATGATTTCGCTGATTATCAGTTCGCTGGTGGTTCTGGGGAACTTGTATTAAGTGGATTAAAACTTGAAGAGTATAAAACTTTATTTGGTTGCGACTACAACGACGGGATAACAACAGTTAGCTCTACAGATGTAACTCCACAATTAGCATTATTATTTGAAAGAAAGAAACTTGGTACACAAGAAAAAATGCTTTATGTAATATATAATGTTAAATTTGCACCACCAACAATAGAGGCAAACACTCTTGAAGGCGATATATCAGAGGAAACTATATCTTTATCATTTACTGTTTCTGAAATGGCTAACGGTGATGTTTATAGAGTATTAGATACTGAAAAGGCAAAAACACAACACAGTGAAACAATATCTAGCTGGTTTACACAAGTATATACTGGAGAAGAGTAAAAAATTAGTGTTCTGATGCCCATTGGGTTTCAGAACATTTTGTGGAGTATTAGTTTAATGCGGTAAAACATCTTTGATAAACGGGTTCAAACCCCGTATACTCGATATAATAAAATGAAACTTATGGAGGATTTAAATATGAATATAGTTACATTAAATTTAAAAGGACAAGAATATAAGGCAAAGTTAGACTTTAGAACATTAGCAAATATACAAAATGCTTTCAAAAAAGAAGGTATGAAGGTAACTATGCAAGAAGTATTTGAAGGGATAAGTGAGCAAGACTTCGCAATAATTACAGAAGTTGTTGTACAATCTATTTTAAGATGTCACCCACAAATAAAAAGAGGTGTGATAGAAAGTAAATTAGACTTTGAAGAAATGACTAACGTGTTTGAGTTTATAGTAGAGTTAGCGGAAACTTCAATGCCAAAAGCAAAAGAAGAGACCGAGGGAAAGTAATACAAGAAATCTTTGATGGAAAACAAAAAGGGGAAGACTGGGACTGGGATTATTTACAATATTGTTTTTATACAGTTCTACATCGTCAAGGTAGTTTTTGGGACTGCACCCCTAAAGAGTTGTTTTCACAAATTGATATACATATAAAGATAAATAAAACAGAAGATGATAAAGAAGAATTAATAGAGTATGTTTAGTAAAGCATACTCTATTTTTTTTTTACAAAAAAACAGATAAGGTGGTGAAAAGTTTGGCAAGACGTGAAGAAATCGCTGAGTTGGCGGTCAAGTTAAGCTTAGAGGCACAAAGTTTCTCAAAGCAAATGACAACTATAAACAAAGGGATTAAAAATCTTGACAAAGACTTTAAGAACGCTGGGAAAGGCGTGGAAAATTATGAAAAGACTTTTACGGGACTTGACAAGAAAATACAAACTGCCGAAAAGAAAATTTCGTTATATACAACAAAATTAAAAGAGCAAAAGGCGGAATATGGAAGACTTGACAGTGTTTTAAAAGAGCATAAGGAAAAGCTTGAACAAATAGAAAAGACCGAAGGAAAAAACTCCGAGGCTTGGAGCAAACAAGCAAAACTTTTGCAAACCACTGCGGAAAAAATGTCAAAGCTTGGAACGGAAATAGATACAACAGAGGCGAATATTACCAATCTTACAAAAGAGGTCGAAGATTCTAAGAAACAATTTGAAGATCTTGGTAAGAATACAAAGACACTAGGGGAAAAACTTGAGGATATTGAAAGTAAAGCAAAACTCACAGAGTCAGAATTTGCAAAGTTAGAAAGTGAACTTGAAAAATCGGGCAAATCTTTTAATAAGCTTGAGATGGAGACTAAAAAATATAATGCAAGTATCGAAACGGGCAAAGCTAAAATACAAGCTTATACGCAAGAAATATCGAAGGTAAAAGACAAACTTGATACCGCCAAAAAAGGTCACGAAGAACTTGGAAAAAGTATTGATAAAACTGAAAAAGAATTAACACAAGCTAAAGCCAAATATGGAGAAAACTCTAAAGAGGCAAAAGAACTTCAAGTTAAACTTAACGGTTTAAAGGATGAATTTAATTCTTTGGAAACAGAGATAAACCAAAATGAAAGAGCGTTAGAAGGTTATCAAACAGAATTAAACCATACACAAGCAGACATTAATAAACTACAAGGTGAACTTGACAACCTTGCCTTTGAAGATTTGTCAAATAGGCTTAGTAATGTCGGAAATAAAATGGTGGATGTTGGGAAAACGTTGTCAACTAGGGTATCCGCTCCATTAACGGCTTTTGGTGTATTATCGGTTAAAACGGCTGCGGATTTCGATACTGCAATGTCACAAGTTGCTGCAACTATGGGTATGACGGCAGATGAAATCAATAATGGTTCAAAAGATTTTGAGGCGTTATCGGCTGCAGCTAGAAAGATGGGTTCTGAAACACAATTCTCTGCTACGGAGGCGGCGGAAGCCTTAACTGTTTAGGGCGGTTATATAGAAATATATAGCAAAAAAGAGCGGGTTAAAATTGGAAAGCTAAGTCGAAAGATATGCCAATCAATTACCAATCCTATTGGGGACAGTAGGAAGGTTTAGAGACTAGGAGGATTAAACTAGAACAGTCAAAACTCCCACGAAATCCGCTATCTTAGCAAGTAAAGTTGAAGATAAAGAGATAGTCCGATACTCTTCGAAAGAAGAGACTTAGGATAAAGAGCCTAAGATTAACAAAGAAATGTAAACTATTTAGCACTCGCTGGATACGATGTTGAAAAATCTATTGCAACATTGCCAACAATTCTAAATGTTGCAGCCGCTGGTGGGATGGAACTTGCGGATGCATCTGACTTGGTTACTGATGCCATGTCAGCTCTTGGTGACAAAGCGGGTACGGTAGAACAGTTTGCAGATAAACTTGCAAAAACTTCACAAAAATCAAATACTAGTGTATCTCAATTAGGTGAGGCAATCCTTACAGTTGGGGGAACTGCCAAAACGTTAAAAGGCGGTATGACCGAAGCGAGTACCGCTATCGGGATTTTATCTGACAATGGTATTAAAGCAAGTGAAGCGGGTACTGCACTTCGTAACGTAATACTTAACTTAGCACACCCAAGAAATAACATTGCAGCTGCAACAATGGAGCGATTAGGTCTGTCAGCTTGGGACGCTGAGGGCAATATGCGACCTTTAAATGAGGTTTTAATAGACTTAAATAGGGCAATGTCAGACATGACATCAGAAGAGAGAAGTAGTACGATAACGAAAATCTTCAACAAAACAGACTTAAAATCGGTCAACGCTCTACTTGCAAATACAGTAATAAATACTGATGAAGTTTCAAAAGTGTTAGAAAAAATGGGAATCAACTATAAAGATGTAAGTGACGAAGTAAACTCTTTGGCATCAGGTTTTTCTGAGCAAACAGACAAAGCAACTTTTGTAAAAGATGCAATGGAAAAACTTGGTATCACAACACAACAGGCAAATACGCTTTATGACACATTTACAAAATCTTTAGCGGATGGTTCAAGATGGGATGAGTTGGAAGGTCACATACAAGGAGCAGAAGGTTCTGCTGAAAATATGGCAAAAACAATGATAAACAACCTTGAAGGTTCTATTACTATATTAAAATCTGCTTTAAGTGAATTGATGATAAGTATTGGTCATAGTCTTATACCTACAATTCAAAAAGTTGTTGAATGGCTAACAAAGATGGCGGACAAATTTAATAGCTTACCTGATGGAGCGAAAACTGCGGTTGCTACTTTTGGGGTTGTAATTGCTGCAATCGGCCCACTTTTAATATTCTTTGGAAAACTTATTTTGTCAGTTAATGCAATAATGAAGGCCTTCAAGAAATTTGAAATTGTGGCAAAAGTTACATCTTTAGCGACAAAGGCTTGGGGTGTAGTTTGTACGGTAGCAAGTGCAGCTGGTACTGCGTTGGCTGGTGTTGCAGGATTTTTAGGAATTTCTGTTGGTGCTTTAGTAGGTATAATTGCTGGGGTTGTTGCTGCAGGTGTTCTTTTATGGAAAAACTGGGACACTATAAAAGAGTACGCAGGAAAACTTGGAGAGTATCTTTCTGGAAAATGGCAAGAAATAAGCGAATCATGTTCAGAATTTTTCTCGGGACTTGGAGAAAAAATGTCGGAAATATGGCAAAGTATAAAAGACGGAGCAGTTGAAAAATGGAATGAAATAAAGCAATCCGTAATAGATGCAGTAAAACCAATAAGAGAAGGCTTGTTAGTAACTTGGAGTGGTATTCAAGATACGCTAATAACTTGGGGCGAAAATATAAAAAATACATTTAAAACAATTTGGGAAGGTGCGAAAGAAATAACCACATCAGTGTGGGAGTCTATAAAAGCGTTTTTCGTAAACTGGTTTAATAATATAACGTCTATAATTTCCCCTATACTTAATATGATAGTTAGTGTAATTTCGGATGCATGGAATACAATAGCTAATGTATCGTCTTCGATTTGGGAAGTTGTCAAATCGGTAATAAGCGGAGCATGGGATGTTATTAAAGCGGTAGTTGAACTTGGCGCTGCATTAATACAAGCATATGTGCTACCTGTTTGGGAGAGAATAAAAAGTGCTACTCAAACGGCTTGGCAAACTATTTCGGGTTGTATACAGACAGTATGGAATACAATATGTAGTGCAGTAGGGACGGCAGTAGCTTGGGTAGTGAACGGAGTTGTTTCAAAATGGAACACTTTGGTTCAAACTGTTTCTAGTATATGGCAGACAATTAAAAACGCAATAGTTACTAAGTGGAACGGTATAGTTGCAGATGCTAGAGCATATCTGGAAAAAGTAAAAGCGGTTGTTGTGCAAAAATGGAATCAAGTACAACAAGTTACTTCACAACTGTGGAATAGTATAAAACAGGCCATTTCTACAGTGTGGGAAGGTATAAAATCCAACATTACACAAAAATTAAATGTCGTTAAATCTGCTATATCCTCAGGATGGAATGCAGTAAAATCTGTAACTTCTACCGTATGGAATGCTATAAAAGGGGCAGTAAGTAAGGTATGGAGCGGAATACAAAGTGTAATAAAATCAGGATGTAACGCAGTTAAATCAATTTGCTCTAGTATATTCGGAGGAATAGAAACTATATTAACTGCACCATTCAAAGCTGCAAAAAAAGTTATAGACGGCATTTTTGGTGGAATAACAAAAAGCATTAAAGGTCTTACGGATAAGATTAAAGGAGTGAAAAAGTCCGCTGACGAGGCTAAGTCATCAACTAAATCTGCGACTGAAAGAAGTTTTGTTAATGACGATGTTGCACTATTGAGCGAAGGTGTGCCAATGGTTGCAAGAGCAGGATCTATAACAGATACAATAAGCGACTTTGGAAATGCCGTAAGAAGTCTTGATTATAAATCAAGCAAATACAGAGCGAACAATTCTGTTGTAACATCGGTTGCAACATCATCAGGAAATTATGATGCAGGAAGTTCAAGGTTACTAGCAGAACAAAATGCGTTATTAACTCAAATGTTACAACTTATGATGAATCAACAGGGCGTTGGCGTATCGTTAAACATAGACGGAAAACAGTTTGCGAAAGCAACTGCACCATATATGAGCAGTGAAATGCAAACTTTGACAAATAGAAAAAACAGATTGAGAGGTGTGTAGAACATGGCGGATAGGTATAACAAGGCGACTTTTGCTGATATACCACTTCATGACTATTTCAGAATACTTGAAGTAAAAAGAAGTGTTCTACCTTCTGTAACAAACTTTTCTAAGGAAATTCCCGGAATTGACGGGGAGTATTTTACGGGAACTAAATATGGTACAAGAAAGATAATTCTTTCTTGTGCTATCCTTAGTAAAGATAAAGAAGATTATATGGACACGGTAAAAAATATAGCTTTTATCTTAGATACGAAAATACCAAGTAAGCTGATAATTGGTGATGATGAAGATATTTATTATTATGCTAAGATTAGCGGAGAAACAAATTTAGAAAAAACTAAAAACATGGGAACTTTTGAAATAGAGTTTATATGTTTTGACCCTTATGGATATTCTGTTGAAGAGGATGTTTTTGAGGCAGACGATGATAAGATCGTTTCCATTGAAAATTCTGGAACAACAAACGCAAACCCGACAGTAAGTGTTGTTTTTCATAACGATGCACACTTTTTGCAATGTACAAATTACGATACAAAGACAATATTAGTTGGGCAACCACCAAGGACAACTTCAACTTCAACTTCAACTAAGGCAACTAATAAAATTGCGTTAAACGAACCATGCGAAACACTTTCCGACTGGGATACTGTTGGTAATGTAATTGATGCAGGTAGAAACGTTAATGGCAACTTAATCGTAAATAGTGGCGGTTGGGGAATTGCTTTAGGTGATGCTGGTTCAAATGAAAGTGGATGGCATGGTGGCGGCTTAAGAAGAAATATTGGGAAAAATATAAAAGATTTTAAAATAGAAGTAAAAATGTCTCATAATTCAAAAGGTGACGTTGCTGGAACAGGTGGTGGTGCAAGTGGCACTGTATCGTCAAACGGAACAAAGTACACAGTAACGGCAAGTCCTTCTTTAAGAATACGCTCTGGTAGGGGTACAAGTTATAAAATTTTAGGCAATGTACCAAAAGGAAAGACGGTATCAGTATCAGACATATCTAAGAAGTGGGGTAAAGTTACATATAATGGGGTTACAGGATATATCTACATGGAATATGTGAAAAAACAAACTTCATCATCATCATCTTCATCTTCGTCAGGTGGGAGTGGTGGTGGTACTACCACATCAAAAACCGTTAAATACAAGGTAACATCAAAAACGGGTCTTATAGTTAGAAGTGGAAGAGGTACTAAATACAAAAAATTAATTACAATGCCATACAATACAGTTGTTTCGATAGATAGTAGTACAATCTCTAATAACTGGGGAAAAGTTACTTATAAAGATAAGACAGGATATTGCTCAATGCAGTATTTATCTAAAGTTAAAACTTCATCTAAGTCGAGAACGGTGGCAAGAGATTCAGATGAAAAAAGTCCAAGTACAGAAAATAAAATAGGTGTATGTGAGGTTTATGGATTTGACCAAAACGGCACAAAGCTTTTTAAATTTGAATTAATAGACGACCAAAAGTGGTTTGAATATACAGAACCTAAAATAGAATTTGGGTCAACACTTATGGTAGATGATAATAAAAAATGTCCTTCGCCAAAGACTACAACGAAAACAGAGGATGGCAAGAAAGTTTCTTACAAAGTTGATAGTGGAAAATATGGTGATTGGAATGGATTTACGGGTTGGTTTACTCTTGAGAGGGTAACAGAAAACAATCAACAGAAATGGTGTGCAAAAGTAGAAAAAATTGATAAAGATGGAAAAGTTACAAAAAAACTAGAAAGTAATAAAGTTACTGGTAACTATCCAAAGGGTGATTTAAATAATATAGTTATTTTTATTGGTGGTTATAAATCAGAAGAACTTGTTGACTATATGAACGTACATCATGTGAGAGTTACTGATTTATCAAAAGAAGAAGAAGAAGACAAAGTTGTATTGCCAATATTTAAACAAGGAGACGAGCTTTTGATAGATAACGCCAAACAAAAGATTTATAAAAATGGACAATTATTTATGAACGAACTAGATATAGGAAGTCAGTTTTTCAGCAGTCCAGTTGGTTTATCGGAATTTATATGCAAGTCTGATGATAATAGCATTGATGTCGTATCATCTATTAGAAAGAAATGGCTATAAATGCTCAATAAAATTTGATTTTTATTAAAGTACCGCAGGGTAAAACTTGCGGTACTTTTTTTTATATTAAGGAAGAAGAGGTGTTTTAATAAATGTTATTTATTTTAAATGGGAAAATGGAAGTGGTTGACACTTTAAGCAATGATGGTGACTTATCAGAGATAACACCTTTCTTTGATGATGAATACAAACAATATCTTTCAACGGGTACAGATACGTTTACATTTTCAACTATGGCAAATACGAGAGAATCCGAACATCTAGTTGTCGGAAACTACATAGCATTTATGTACAAAGACAAAGAGAGACTGTTTCATATTACGGAAATAGAAGAAACACACGACAAAGAGTTTACAAAGACAGTTTATTGCGAAACGGCAGGAATAGAATTAATAAATGAAATAATAAGACCAATGGCTATGAATAGTGTTAGCTTAACAAGATTTTTAAGTTCGGTGTTATCAGAAACAGAATGGGAAGTTGGCTTTGTTGATGCAAGTTTAACTGATGTACATGACATAAATATAAATAACTATCCTTCGGTTTATTCTACATTGCAAGAACACGTAGTCGGAACATATGGCGGAGAAATTTCGTTTACTTGTAAATTACAAGGCGGTAGACTTTCAAAGAAATATGTCAATGTTTATGCAAGAAGAGGGAATGTCAACGGTTACAGATTTGAATATAGTTCAAATATAAGCTCTATAACGAAAAAGTCGGATAGTAGCAATCTTGTCACGGCTTTAATCGGTAAAGGTAAAGACGGACTAACTTTTGCAAGCATAGAAACGCCAGATAAACCTAAAAACCAAGATTTTATAGCTGATGAAGATGCATATAAAAGATGGAATTTAAACGGTTCACATATAATGGGTGTATTTGAATGTGATACAGAATCAAAGCAAGAGTTATTAAAGCTTACAAGAGAAGAACTTAAAAAGCGTAAAAATCCACAAGTTTCGTATGAGTTAAAAACAGAAATGTTAGGCGACGACATTGAGATAGGGGATACTGTAAGAGTAGCAGACCATGAATTTAATCCGCCTATACAGTTAGAGGCTAGAGTAAATGAATTAACTATATCATTTACAGACCAATCTAAAAATGAATGTGTTTTATCAAACTTTGTTGAAATATCTTCAAATATAACTGGTGAAATGAAAAAGATAGCAAGTAAACTTGAGGGATACATTGACAATAAGTTCCCTATAAGTGGAGATAAGATACAGGATGGAGCAGTAAGTGGAGATAAAATTTCTCAAGACTACACGGACAAAGTTGTTTCTGATTCGGTTAATGCATCTAAGGTTATTACAAATGAACTTATAGCTAATAAGGCTAACATAGGTGATTTAAACGCAACTAATGCGACGATAGGAAACTTAAAGGTTGATGTCGCAAAAATCAACACCCTTTTAGCAGGAAATATTACTGCAGATAATATTCAGGCAGGTACAATTACTGCAGATAATATTCAGGCAGGTACAATTACTGCGGATAAGATTGCTGCAGGTACAATTACTGCAGGTAGTGGAATAATTGCTGATGGAGCAATAGGTTCAGCTCAAATTTCAAAACTAGATGCGGGAAAAATTACATCAGGAACAGTAGATACTTCAAAAGTTACTGTTGCAGGTTCAAATAGCCACTTGAGAATAAAAGGTAATAGATTACAAGTGTTCCAAGGACTTGGTAATCAAGCAAAAGAAAGAGTATCTTTAGGTGATGTCAATGGAGATGGAACAGTTTATGGTCTAAGAGTTAGAGGTGCAGATGGAAAAACTGTATTATTAGATGAAAATGGAGTTAAATCCGAAGGTATTACTAACGGAGCAATTACAAATGACAAAATAAGTGACAATGCGGAAATAGATGGTGCTAAGTTAAATATAAATTCTGTGGTGTCTAAAATAAACGAAGAAGGAACAGAAACAATAAACGGAACAAAAATAGAAGTTGATGGTCAAACATTAAACACAAAATTGTCTACAATAACTATAAAACAAAATGAAGATGGAGAAAAAATTACACAAGCACAATCTCAAATAACTGCAAATACAAATGCTCTTGGTTTAAAAGTTGACAATCAAACTTACCAAACAGACAAAAAAAATATGACTTCAAAGATGAATAAAAATACTTCTGCAATAGATGTATTACAGGGTCAAATAGCACTTAAAGTAGAACAAACGGATATTAAAACTGCAATAGACAACATAACCATAGGCAGTAGAAACTTAGCAATAGGGACAAAAACACCTTTGACTATATCATACTTCACAGGGGCAGACAATTACTGCTCGAATCCTTATACAATTCATCATATTCGAGAGTGTAAGGTTGGTGATGTACTTACTATATCTTATGAATTTGAATACACTAACTTAACTAGAGCAACAGATGGTATCTTATACTTGCATGGTTGGGGTGATGTTACTGGATGGAGTGGAGCAGTCAATGTAAATGACAACATTTCTTCAGATAGTATAGTTTGGGGAAGTGCCGAAAAGAAAGTTTTAAAAGTTGTATCGAATATGACAGTAAATGCTACTACTTTAAAGGATGAGTTTTTATATATAAGAATGAGAACAGACAAGATAACAGGTGGAAGTTTCTCAATTAAAAACTTTAAAATTGAAAAAGGTAACAAAGCAACAGATTGGACACCAGCCCCTGAAGATTTAGATAGTGAAATAAATACTGCAAAAGCAGAAATAAAAGTTACCACAGATAAAATTTCTCAAAGTGTATCTAATTTATCAAATACTGTTAATACAAAAGCAGATGGAACAACCGTTGCAAATTTAAACAACAAAGTTGGTTCTTTGGAAACAAGTGTAAATGGTATTACTGGTAAAGTTAGTAGTTTAGAAAAAACTACTACTACTTTGGGTACACAAGTTACAAATGCACAAGGTACTGCAGATTCGGCAGTTTCAAAAGTAAACTCTGCGGTTTCAAAAGCAGATAAAGCACAAAGTACTGCGAACGGTAACAAAACTAACATTACAAACTTACAAGGAGAAGTTTCTACAATTAAAAATGATGTTGCATCACTAGAGGTTACAACTAGCGGAATATCTCAAAAGGTTAGCAGTGTAGAATCAACAACTACAACATTAAAAGCAGATTTAACAAATACAACTAAAAAAGTCAACGGTGCTTTAGAAAAAGTAGAAAACGCACAAGGTACTGCAAACAATGCATTAAACAAAGCAAACTCAGCACAGAGTACTGCTAATACTAATAAAAATAATATAGCAACTATGCAAACTACAGTTAATAATACAAGTAACAAAGTTGCATCTTTAGAAACTAATCTAAATAGTATTACTTCTAGGGTTTCTGCTACTGAGTCGACTACTACTACTTTAAATAATAAAATAGACGGCATCCAAATAGGCGGAAGAAACTTAATATCAGGAACAAAAACTAGCAAAACACTTGTAACAAATCATCCAGATTCATTTTTAGCGACAGATATTTATAAATCTCCAAATGGTGCAACTTTTGGTGACTTAGGTATGAAAGTAGGGGATGATGTTACAGTATCATATGATTGGTCTATAACACAAAATGGTTCAAATGCTTTTAAATATGGTAAATTCTTTTCCGAATTATCACTAAATGGGAGTTATAAAGAAAGGGCTGGAAGTACAACTATTACTACAAGTTCTTCAAACAGAAAAGGAAGATTTGTTTCAACTTTCAAAGCAACTGCAAACATTATAGCAAGTAATAGTCTTAGAGTAAGGATAGATAATTCATGTTTCAACTTGATAATAAGTAATGCAAAATTAACAATTTCATCGAAAGATACTGGTTGGTCGCCTGCTCCAGAGGATGTTACAAATGATATATCAACCGTAGATGGAAAAGTAAATACTGCAAACAACAACATATCATCACTAACAAACAGAGTTTCGAGTGCAGAAAGTAAACTTACTAAAGATTCATTAACAACTACAATAGGGAGTCATTATACAACTTCAAATGATGTAAATGGAATAGTAAGTTCAAAAGGTTATCAAACTCAATCCCAAGTACAACAAACAGTAAATAGTCTACAAGCCAAGTTTACTTCAAGTGGAGGATATAATTTACTTAGAAATGGGTGTGCAAAAAACGGAACTGCCTACTGGTCTAATAATGGCGGAGGAATATCTGTTGGGACTGCAGGTAGTGGAAATGGATTAGGAGAAGGAGCAACATACTTTAGTTCAAGTTTCCCTAGTGGGATAACGGGAGAATGGGTAACTTTAAAACCTAATACAGATTATATTTATAGTGCCAAATTATGGTCGGCATCATCTTTTACAGGGTCAACAACAACCCCATTACATTTTTGGTGTTCAAGTACTAAGGTTTCTGGGAATACACAACTAACGGTAATAGATTATAAATCAGAATGTAAGGCAAATGAATGGAACGATGTATATGTTCACTTTAGGACAAAAGGTGGAACTGTATACTTTAAACCTTTTGTTTATCTAGGAGGAACAACAAGTATTAATTTTAGTGTTTCAGAAATAATGTTATGCGAAGGCGTGATTAAATGTCCATATTCACCACATCCTTCAGAGGTTTATGATGGCATAACTACTATTGACAAAGACGGAATAAATGTTATTGCAAGTAATGTTAAATCTAAAACCTCAATGAGTGCAAATGGATTCAGAATTACTAAAACAGATACTAACGAAGATGTGTTTAAAGTTGGTTCTGATGGAAAATTAATAATGACTGGAGATATACAAGGTTCTACTTTTAGTTCTACAAGTGGGGACTTTAAAGTTTTAGATGATGGTACTGTGGATGCAACTTCTTTATCCGTAGAAGATGAAGTATCAACAGATACATTAAATGTAGAATATATATCAAATACAAAGTATCAGGCAGTAATAGATAGAAACTATGAAGTACATATAAATCCTTGGTATGAATGGGAAAGTGAAGGACTTGAACATGGGGGGCATTATAAGTCACTTAGTAGCTTTATAGATGCTTGTCCAAGAAATTTAAATGGATATAATATAACTGTTAATATTTGGTCAGATTTAACAGAAAGCGTAAACTTTAATATGTTCAATAATGGAATTTTAACTTTACAATTGAATGAATGTACTATTTATGGATATATAGTTTGCAATAATCATAGTATGAGATATAGGATTTATGGAAATAACTCAAGTTCAACTGGTTCAAAGCTTGGTAGTATAATGCCCAATACAGGTTTTAGTGCAACAGGTGGTTATTATTCTTTAATGGGTTCATATACTCATTTAACTGTATATGACATGAAATTGTATGGTGGTAAAGCGAGTGGCAATAATAACGGATTATGTATAACAAATTTATCTAAATGTTATGCAAACAATGTGCAGTTTGTAGGTTGTTACTCAGGAATAAGAAGTTATTCCGTTTCAAATACTTACGTTTCAAGTAGTAGTGGACTTACTACAAATGTTGCTTTTTATGCAGGATCAGGTTCAACAATAGCTTTAAACAACACAAATCAAGCAGGTAGAAATGGTTCTACAAATCACACTGGCACTGCTAATAATGGTCAAGTTTTGTCATCAGGAGCAACTTTCTCTAGTTCAGCAGTATCAGGAAGCAATACAACTACTTCAACACCAACAGTAACAAAAACTGCTACGATAACTGCAAACTATGGAGATACATATAGAAAAACAGTTTACAACAACTGGAAACGAGATGGTAGTGTAAGACAGGGCGAATGGAACAACTATGGAGATTGTGTAGGAGCATGGTTCTTTGGAGAAAAAATATCTTCATATAGTGATAAAAACATAACTGGAGTTTCAATCACGATAAAAAGACAAGCTGGTGGTAGTTCATCGGCAGTCACTCATACTTTAAAAATGCACGACCACGAAACAAGACCATCAGGAAGTCCAACATTTAGAAGTGATTTTTCTAAAGATTTTTCTGTTGCAACCAATAAATCTACTACAATAAATTTATCATCATCAGAAATAGCAACATTTAAAAAGTGCAAAGGATTAGGATTAGTACCAAAAGCATATAATTCAACTTATTATAGTGTATGTTCAGGTTCAATAACAGTAAAAATAACATATAAGGAGTAACAACATGAATATAGATAGAACTCAGAAGGAAAATATTATGTATATAAAAGAAGGAACTGTCGTAAAAGCCAGTTCCTTTTCTTCTTCTGAAATAACATTAGAAGATATGTATGATTTTGTGAAAAATGAAATAAATTTAGCACAATATAATCAGATCAATGAAGATTTAGAAGAATTGGAATTTGATGAAGAAGGTTTTCCAACATCTTTTCCTACTAACGAAGAATGTGCAAAAGAAATTGGTTTACTAGGTCAAGACCTTGTATACACAGAAAATCCAGTCGTGGATTATATTGTAGACGCTGAAAAAGCATTCAAACAAAATGTAGCATTAGAATGTAATGAAAACAACTATATAAATGTTCTAGCAGGTGCATTAAAACTTGCTATCAACAAAATAGAAGCCTTGGAAAAGGAAATAGAAATTCTAAAAGAAGAAGTGGCTTAATTGAGTCACTTCTTTATTATTATAAAAGGAGATTGATAATATGAAAATATGTTTAGATGCAGGACATTACAAAGGGTATAATCAAGGAGTAGTAAAAAGCTACTATGAAGGAAATGTTGTTTGGAAATTAACAAATCTTCAGAAAAAATACTTAGAAGAATACGAGAATGTAACTGTTATTTTAACAAGAGCAGATATCTCAAAAGATCTCTCTTTAAGTGCAAGAGGTAATGCAGCAAGAGGTTGTGATTTATTTATAAGTAATCATTCAAATTCTGCAGATAAAGAAACAGTGGATAGACCAGTAATAATATATCCATATGACAACAAAAATAAAGCTGATGTACTTGGTAAAAAGTTGGGTGAAAAAATACAGACAGTTATGGGATTACAACAAAAGTATCAAATGTACCAAAGAACACATAATGGTGGAGAATATTATGGAGTTATGAGAGGTGCTAGAGCAATTGGTTGCCCTAGATACTACATACTTGAACACGGATTTCATTCAAACAAAGCAACTTGCAACTGGCTTTTAAAGGATGAAAATTTAGAAAAGTTAGCAAAAGCAGAAGTTGAAGTTATTGCAGAATACTATGGATTAAAGAAGAAAGTTTCAACAACTACAACTGATTCAGCCAAAAAAGTTAACTATGTTGCTTCTATTATTGCAGATAGTTTAAATGTTAGAAAAGGAGCTGGCACATCTTTTGATGTAGTTGAAGTGGATGGTAAAAAACTTACTTTAAAAAAGGGCGATGCATACACAATAATAGAAGAGAAAAACGGATGGGGTAAATTAAAATCTGGTGTTGGCTGGATAAACGTTAGCGAAAAATATGTTGCAAAAAAGTAAACAACGGCACAGTGAAAACAACAAGTCAAGAATATATTCTTGACTTGGGCAATTGTGTCGTTACTCAATATTATGTAGGAGATGCGTGTGATACCTCAGAAACTAAAGGGTGTACGGGGAAAGAATTAACGCCCAATAAAAGCTGTGCATCACACAATATTCCTGTAGGAACTAAGATTTATATTGAGGCACTAAAAGGCGTAATTAATGACGACGGTGTTTTCATAGTAGAAGACACTGGAGGGCATGGTTTTGATTTTGATATTTACACTTCAAAAGAAAATGCAGGTAAAGTTGGCAATATGTATGCCAACACCAAAGTCTTAGAGTGGGGAAATGAAAAGGTAACTAGCAGTTATACTTACATAATTGAATATTTTATAAAAAACAATAGAATACAGAATTATAAAAAAATATGGGAGAATTATAAAGACAGAGGAAGACTTGTTAATTTTTGGGATTTTAACAGAGAAGATGAAAATATAAAGAACAAATCTTGGTATAACGAGATTTAAAAGGAGAAACTAATGCAAATAGAATTAAATTTACTTTTTGAGGTAACTTTTATAGCTTTACTTGTAAAGCTAATAGTAGGACAATGGACACCACCTATTCAAAAGTCCATGCAGGCACTTTTAGTATGCGGAATAGGAAGTGCAACGGGATTATTTTTAAACCCCACTAGAGAAGGGTTTATACTTGGCTTGGTAGCGAGTGCCATTGCATTCTATGGAAAAGAATTGACAGACGGTTTTAAGACAACTTTTGATGAAATACATGGAGTTGTTGACAAAACTCAAGCAGATACTAAAAAATAAAGTTGTAAAATTATGGTACTACATACAATACTGTATGTAGTACCATACTACAACTAAAGGAGAAAAATGAAAATGAAAAATAAAACAATTTCAGTAAAAGATATTTTAAACGAGGAACATTTAAAATCAAAAAAAATAAGGAAAGAGATTGACTTTAAGGCAATAGATATGAGCAATGAAAAGGATGTTTATATCTGGGCTGATTATTGGAGAAAACAACGAAGAAAAAGGTAGGGTGACAAGTTTTGTTAAAAAAAGATTTATTTTGTGGGTATAATGTAGACGTAAACATAAAAGCCTTAAATGAAGTGATTGATACAAAAGCACACTTTAGTCAAGAAAATTGTGATACGGCTATATTTATTTTTAGTCTAAATGTAGATGATGAAATCTTAGACATAACAGATTGTAAAGTTAATGCTGAGGTTCTAAGAAATGATAACAGAAAAGTTACGCTAAAAGGCAGAGTTTTAAATGATAAAAAAGGTTTAGTTGCTGTTAAACTTAACAGACAGGCCTTAGCTTGTGTTGGAGAAAATAGCATTAAACTAATTATACAATACAACGACCAGCAAATATGTTCGTCAAAAATGACTTATATTGTGCATGATAACTTTAACGAAGATAACTTAATATTAAAAAGTGTTCAAGGTTTGCCAAATGAATATTTAAGAGAGTATGGAGTAGATATACATATAGACAAACCAGAACAGAATGTGATAGACACAAAAGCCGTATTTATAAAAGGCGAAAAGAATACTAGTTTACTTAAAATGAATTTACTTTTCGGCGACGAGCCAATGAACTTGGATGGGTATACAGTCACGGCAAACGTAAAAGAATCTCAGAAAGAGGTTATAACAATATTAGCAACTATTAAAGATAGTTCTCAAGGAGTTGTAAATTTAGAACTACCAGCCAATATTGTTGACGAAGAAGGAAAAAATACTTTTGAACTTACTTTACATAAAGATGGAAAGGTTATCATATCTCATAAATATGTATACACAGTGCTTGGGTCTTTAGGTGAAGGAAGATTTGGGGAAGAAACAGATATAACTTTACTTCAATCATTGATCAAACAGGTTCAAGAATCCAAAGATGGTTTAGATACAATGTCGGAAGATTTTAATCGCATGAAGGCAGAGTATGAAAGTTATAGAAATGTAATGATAAGTGAAAGTAATGTTGCATCACTTCAAAACAATATTAACACAAAAATAGAAGATGTTACTATTTCCGAAAATGTACTGACTTTTATTGCAAATTCACAAGTTAAGAAGAAAATTACACTTCCTACGAGTATAAATGGAGGTTCTTCGGGTTCTGGTGTAAACGGTAGAGAAATAGAATTACAAAAGGGAGAAACTCACATTCAATGGCGTTATGCAGGAGATGAAGAATGGAAGAACTTAGTGGCTTTATCTGATTTAAAAGGTAGTCAAGGTGAAAAAGGTGCAGATGGACAACAAGGTTTACAGGGCGAAAGAGGTAACGATGGGAAAAGTGCCTATCAAATAGCTTTAGAAAATAACTTTGTAGGTTCACAGGAAGAATGGCTTAAATCTTTAAAAGGAAGAGATGGCGTTGACGGTGCTAAAGGTGAACGTGGTGAAAAAGGTGAGCAGGGAATTCAAGGAGAACGTGGATTACAAGGGGTAAAAGGAGACAATGGTGTTGGTATATCAACAGTATCTAAAACAGCAACAAGTGGCTTAATAGATACATATACTATTTTATATACAGATGATACTCAAACAACATTTACAGTAACTAATGGTGCTAAAGGTGAACAAGGAATCCAAGGTGAAAGAGGTTTGACTGGGTTAACTGGTGCTAAAGGTGAACGTGGTGAAAAAGGTGAAAAGGGAGATACTCCTGATATGTCAAACTATTACTCTAAAAATCAAACAGACCAAAAAATACTAGAAGAGATAGCGAAAGCATCCTTAGAAAAAGGTGAAATTGACCTATCTTCATATGCCACAAAAACATTCGTAACAGAAGAAATTCAAAAAATTGAATTAAAGCAAGGTGAAAGTGCCTATGATATAGCTAAAAAAAATGGTTATATTGGCTCTGAATCAGAATGGTTGGCATCACTAAAAGGACTAAAAGGAGACACTGGTGCTAAAGGTGAGCAAGGTTTACAAGGTATTCAAGGTATTCAAGGTGTTCAAGGAGAACGTGGTCTACAAGGGGTAAAAGGAGATAAGGGTATTGGTATATCAACAGTATCTAAAACAGCAACAAGTGGATTAATAGACACATATACTATTTTATATACAGATGATACACAAACAACGTTTACCGTAACCAACGGAGCAAAAGGTGAAAGAGGATTAACTGGTGCTAAGGGTGAACAAGGACTACAAGGTTTACAAGGTGAAAGAGGATTAACTGGTGCTACTGGAGAAAGAGGTCAAAAAGGTGCAGATGGTAAAACTACATATGTTCACATAAAATATTCTAGTATATCAAATCCAACACAATCAACACAAATAAGTTCGAGTCCAAATGCTTATATAGGTATTTATTCTGATTTTAACTCTAGTGCTAGTACAGACCCAAGTAGATATACATGGTCAAGATTCCAAGGTTTACAGGGTGAAAGAGGCTTGACTGGTGCTAAGGGTGAACGTGGTGAAAAAGGTGAGCAGGGAATTCAAGGAGAACGTGGATTAACTGGTGCTACTGGAGAAAGAGGAGAAACTGGACCACAAGGTATTCAAGGAGAAAGAGGACTTCAGGGGCCGGTTGGACCAGCAGGAGAACGTGGAGAAAAAGGAAATGGTATTTCAAAAATACAAAAAACGAATACAAGTGGATTAATAGACACATATACTATTTTATATACAGATGATACACAAACAACGTTTACCGTAACTAATGGTGCTAAAGGTGACAAGGGGCAAAAAGGTGAGCAAGGAATCCAAGGAAAACAGGGAATTCAAGGAGAACGTGGATTAACTGGTGCTAAAGGTGAGCAAGGACAGAAAGGTGAAAAAGGAGATACTGGTGTTGGTTTAGTTGCAGGTGGTACAACTGGTCAAATACTTGTTAAAAAAAGTAATTTAGATTATGACACTCAATGGACTACTCTTAATACAAAGGAAACTTGGTCGAAGATTTCTGCATCAGGCGGAGTTTTACAACTAAATACAAATAAATATCAGTACGTACAAAGTATTTCAAGTGGAACAGAAATTATTTTGCCTACTATCAGCGGGAACACGGTAACGGAAATACATTTATTTTTTAATGCCAATTCTGATTTAACTTTGGTTTTACCAAGTTGTAAATGGCAAACAACACCTGATTTTAAAAATAAGAAAACCTATGAATTAATATTCACTTATTTTAACGGTGCATGGCTAGGCGGTGTTATAGTTTATGAGTAAAAAATTACTTATGAATAATGTATTTTCAAATAATGAAGGTATAGTAAAAGATAATTTAATTCTATATCTTGATGCTATGAACAACACTAGAGATGGACAAAGTTCTAGTATTACAAGTTGGCACGATTTAAGTGGTAATAATTATGATTTACAAGGGAAATTTAGTGTTTTTAATAAATATATAACACTTACAGATGAAGGTTGGATAGACATTCCGAAGGCAATAGACATGAAAAGAAGTACAATTGAAATAAGATGTAAACCCATGTATAAATATACAACTCTTTTAGGAATAACACACTTATATAATAGACCTTTTATCCAATTCCCTCAATACCTTGACACTACAACAATGGTATTATTTGGTAATGATGCAGGAACATTCGGAGATGTTGGTTTATCATCCGATTTTAATACATATACTTTTACATTCAATAATGGTAATTATGTAGGATATTTAAATGGTGTTAAAAAATTTAGTGGGGAAAAAACCTCTACATCAATTCCTTATGAATGGCTATACTTTAAGTTGCACAACGGTTCGTACTGTTCCGTAAGAATATATAATGAAATTTTAAGCGAGGATGATATTTTATCGAATTATAATTACGATTTGGGAATTTATTCTTAAAATAAAAAAAAGAAAAAGGTAGGTACAAACAATATGTATGCAAAATTAATCAACGGTGCATTAGAATATGCACCGGCGAACTACAAATTATCAGATGGAAGAGTTATAGTAGGCTTCAATAAAAATGTTGCTCTTATGACTAGATATGGTTTCAAGGAAGTTATAGACAACGAACCTGAATACGATAATTTAAAAGAGTATCTTATTATAACAGGGTACACAGAACAAGAAACAACTATAACTGTTGTCTATGCAGTAAAGCAAATGGACAGGATAGAAGAAGTGTTAACTACGGAAGATAAGATAAACCAACTTAAGCAAGTTGACACAGAACATGAACTAGCGATAGCAGAAATAATGCAATTAATCCTAGGAGGAAATTTATAATGGCAAACATATACAGAAATTTAATTATAAAAAAATTAAAAACAATAGAGGATGTTCCAGAATTTTATAAACCAGAAGTTTTAAGACTTTTAGAGGCAGAAGGCTTTGATGGGTATGGAAATCCTCTAATATAATTATTTAAGCAGACCATCGTGTCTGCTTAAATTAAAGTTAGGAGCGTAATAAAATGAAAAAAAGAGGTAGAGTTTATAATAGAATATTTAATCCAAAAGAATGGGAGCAAGTTTGCGCATATAATAAAAATCTTTTGGACGATTGGCTTTTAGAATTAAAATCAAAGAAAACAAAAGAATCAACTATTAAGCAGTACAAAAATGACACAAGGATATTATTTATATATATATTAAGAGAACTTAGAAATAAGCCTATTTGTGATCTAAAAAAGAAACAGTTTAGGAATTATTCACTTTGGCTTTCAGACGAGTTAAAATTAAGTAATCAACGTGTCAACCGTCTTTTAAGTGCAACTAGATCACTCCTTGAGTATGCCTCGAATGAGGAGGATTATGAGGGAGAGATAGAAGTAAATTACGCAAGCAAAGTAAAAGGACTTCCGAAAGAAACGGTTAGACAAATACACTTTTTGACAGATGAGCAAGTTGAAAAAATATACAACTATCTTATAGAAAAAGAACAGTATCAAAAAGCTTTATATTTATCATTGTCATATGATAGTGCTGGAAGACGTAACGAAATTTTCCAAGTTACAAAAGATTGTTTTATAAATGACGACAAAATGACAAACATGGTAACTGGAAAAAGGGGGAAAGAGTTTAGACTACTGTTCTTCTCAAGAACTAAAAAATGTGCAGATCTTTACTTACAACAAAGAGGAGAAGATGATGTTAAGTCACTTTGGGTAAAAAAGGTTAATGGAAATGTGATACCGTTATCTTATTCAACTTTATACACTTGGTGCGTAGAGTTTGCAGATATATTAGAAGAGTTAGAGGGTGAATATATATCATTTAACCCCCATAGTTTCAGACACAGTTGTCTTGAAAGTTTAAAAAGAGGAACTCATTATATATGTCGTGAACTTGGCAAAGAAAAGTTTGAACTTGATGAGCTTAAATTGTTGGCTAATCATAGTGATATTTCTACAACGGCATCATATCTAAAAGATAATACAGAAGAGGAACTACTAACAGCTTTCGGTTTAATGTAAATAAGGGTGGCTAATGTAGCCACCCTTATTTTTATTTATATTATTCGTATATTTTGTAATAAGTTTCATTTAAGAAGTCAATTTGTCTTATTGTTGAAATATTTAATTTTTCTCCAATATAATCGACTAAATTTATACTCCCTAACAGTAAAGATCTAAAATTTAAAATCGCTAATATAATTAAAACTCCCATTAAAACACTTTTCTTTTTCATCTTTTACAAATCTCCTTTTGTTTTTTTAATAGACAAGAGAGGTTCTTTTGTCTACCCATTTATATGTAAAAATTTTACCGTCGTTAACTACTGGAATTGCCATCATATTTTTTTTAAGCAATGTGCATATCGCAACAAAAACTATATTTTCATTAAAGTCTACTCCAAATATTTTAGTTCCAAAATGAGCAATTGACTGATATAGTCCGTTTTCTAATGTTGTCATGTATGATATAAAATCAATGAAATTTATTTCTTTTATTGCTTTTTGCACATCTTCCTCTTTGAAATCATGTTTTATTATGTATAAATCTTTCATTTTATATATATTCTCCTTAAATTTTGATTTAATTTGTTCCCTAACCTTATATTTATATAATATATTAAAAAAGTAAAAATGTAAATACTTTTCTTGGATAAAAATATAAAAATTAATATGGGATTATATTATACAAATTACTACGCAGCATAATGCAATTAAACCTAAGTTTATATAATCTGCTACTGTTAACTCGTTATGCAATCTCATGTCAATTTTCTCCTAGCATTCTTATTTAGTTTTAAGACTAAAGCCCACAAGGGGCTTAGTCGTATATCTCCTAGTATAAACTAATCTCTGTTTTGTCGTCTCTTACTCTTAAAAACGTTGGAAATCTAAGAGATAGGCCACCTTGTTCATTTTTAGACTCTTCAAAGTATTGCACCTCTATAATTTTACCTATTAATGACTTTTCTTGATCGTAACGATGCAACCACAAAGACTCCCTTTGACTATCTGTAAACCCTGATCCAACTTTTACTTTATTTCCTTTATAATCAACAACTAACGCTCCAAGTTTACCAAGATTTCTTCCAGTTCCTTCTTCATAACCTACAACTCGTAAATCAGCCGTGTTAAAAACTTTTACCTTTAGCAAGTTTTTACTTCTCTTACATTCGTATGGAGCATCTGCAATGTTTAACATAATTCCTTCTTCATCGTCTGCCATTGCTTGTCTTACAAATTTGTCAATAGCCGTCATGTCGTCGCCATAGTATAAAACATCTAAGCTTTCAATGTGAGATATGCTGTGTTTTGTTTTTGCCTCAATCATTATACTAATTAAATTAAACTTTCTTTTTATACAAGGTGTTTCATCTTTGCCCATATAGAAATGCTCTGGGTTTTTGATGTAGTCAAAGCAAACCATTTTTAGTCCAAGCTTTTCACCTTTTACCCTACTTCTTTTCATTGTTTCTTTAAACATATCTTTGCTACTTTTAAAATGGCCTGTTGCACATAATTCACCATCATAAACTCCGTAAGGTAAAACTTCAAACTCTCTAGTTATTTGCGTCAATCCTTCTATTGCTTGTCCTTGTCTTGAATAAATCTTAACGCCATCAATCGTATTAAATACCGTTACTCTAGTTCCGTCAAGTTTTATAGATAGTATAAACTCTTTGCCTTCTACTCTTTTGATGTTGTCTGAATATTTTTCCGCCAACATTACCTCATGTTCTGGTATAAGGTTTTTAAAGATTTTGTTTATAGTCTTTGCCGTGATGCCAACCTTTAAATTTTTAGTAAACACACCCACTAAAAATTCCTCTAATTCTTTTGGCATACATTTTATAAAAGTTTTTACAAAGGCAATGTCGCCATCTCTACCTGTGTTGTGTCTTTTTATATAATCCATAACGCAGGTAATATCCTGCGTCATAGTTTCTAACATTGGTAAGTCTTTTTCAATTTTCTTGCTGCTTATCCCCGTTACAATGTAAGGATTGTAAACGAAATCTAATATTTCTCTGAATAAAATATTATTTTTATTGCAGTTTAATATTTCTTCTTTTGCCTTTCTTCCATTTACTGCCCCTAAATCGTCAAATATCTTCTTAATTTTTAGTAACTCCATAACTTTCTCCCTTGTTAAATTGATCTAACTGTCTCTTTTAACTGCCTCTTCTAAAACTCTAGTAACATATTCTTTAAGTTTTTCACCTCTCAAAGATGCTGTTACCTTAATTTTTCTGTGTAGTTCTTCTGGTATTAATGCCGTAAGCATTTTCATTCCCATTTCATCTAAGTTTGATTTTTTTGCCATTTTTCAATTCCTCCATTTTTTGTTTGTTGTTTTTGCTATATTTACATTATATCGTAAAACCTTTAAAAAGTAAATACTTTTTATCAATATTTTTTATAAGAAAAATAGAGGAATTTTCATTCCCCTAAATCTTCTGTAATTAACTTTTCCATATCAAAAGTATATCTAGTTCTTTTTAAAGTTTGTCTTATTTTTATTCCATTCTCTCTTAAAAAATCTATTGAGAAAGACTTTCTACCGCTATTTTCAACATAATCTAAAGCCTTTTTAATTGGTAGATAATATGTTTCGTTATATTTACGCATTTCAATTAAAAATCCTGCGTGTAAACCTTCAACTTTATCTGCCAATTCTAGGTCTTTAAATTGATGATAATGTATGTTCGCAAAAGGTAAAGAAGTATTTTGAGTTGATTTTAATTCAAACATATAAAACTTTCCATCATAAAACACTATCATGTCACAAGGGTTTGTGTCATTTTTAAAGTGCATAACCGTGTCTTTTAACCTTAACTTAAACATATAATTTGGGATTGAATTCATTATTTGAAATTCAAATATTTTTCCTGCGTTTTGTTTTGCCATATATCCACCTCATAAAGTATTAAGGGCAAAACCTTTTATAAACTATCTTGATTTCCTATATTCGTCCAACCAACAATTCAAGCAAACCGATATAAACTTTTTGTCCCCTATTATAAATTCTTCGCCTTTAAAAACAGATTTTCCATCAGCTTTTAATATATGGTTTGTTGCATTGTGTGTTTCGCAACATTCACATAAGTATGGTACTTTTACAATTCTGTCTGCTAAAAGAAGTAAATCGTGTGAGGTATCAAATAAACGTCCCTTATAACTCATAAGTAAACCAGCACAGTAAACTTTTACAAATTTTATTTTTGTAATTATTTCATATATTTGTCCAACTTGTTCTGTGCTTAAAAATTGAACTTCATCTATATAAACATTTAACTCTCTTAAATCATTTTCAATTATATAATCTCTTATTAAGTTGTATAAGTCAACATCTTTAGTCACCCTTTTGCAACTTATACTATTTCCATTTCTTGATTTTATTTTTCCATCTCTTGTGTCTTTTGCAGATTTAATTGCTAAAACAGGAATGTTTGATTTTTTAGCGTTTAAATATTTATCTATAAGCATTGCTGATTTTCCGCTACGCATAACTCCTGTATAAAAGTGTAATCTTTTTGTTGGTTCTTTTACTTGCATTGCTTTTTCTATTTCCTGTTTTAGTTGTGCAACCGCATCGTCTAAAAATCCTTCGTTTTCGATAACTATATCTGGAATTACATTTAAAAAATCTTTTTCGTCTGCTACCATCCTTCTAGTCATTTCTTTTATATTGTCTTGTGTCATATTATCTCTGTTGAAATATCTTGCCATTCTTGTTTCTTGTGATGCTTTTATTTCAATAACAACAACTTTGTCACGGTATACGTTTTTTAGTTGTATTAATTCTTTTGGATTTGCTACCAAGATGCAATTTTCGTGACATTCTATGCTTGATTTTTTATAACCATAAAGCCAAACATCACCGTTCGCAACGTTAAAAACTTGATAAGATGCCATTTCTTGTTCTAGCACCATGTCAAGAAATTCATTATGTTTTTTAAAATTATAATCTACACCATGAAGTTCTCCAAATCTTCTTGGTCTTGTTGTATATTGTACCACAACAGGCATTTTGTCTTTCGTTTTTTCTACTATTGATGTTTTCCCTGAACCCGATTTACCTACTACTGCAAATATCATTTTCTATCTCCTTACCCAAATATTAAACCTATTATATTTGTAATTATTAAAGCACCAATTAACCAAAACGTCATTTTATCATTGTCCTTATCTCCAATCATAACTCCAAGAGCCAACAGCCATATTACTAAATTAAAACATAAAACAAAATTTATTAACATATTATTCAACCTCTCCATCTTCATAAATATAATTATAAACCACGTTACTACTTACCCACTCTTGCAAACAATCTTCGTCGCAAAAATATATTGTCGTTCCGTCATAAAGCTTAAAACCTACAACATCGCCCAATATTTCATTTTCACAATTTTCATTTCCACAATAATGTTTTCTAGCCATAAACTATCTCCTTTTTGTAAGTGTCATCTTAAAAGATGACACTTTATTTTTTAATCTATAATCTATCTTCCTGAACTTCCTAATCCACCTGTCCTTTTTTCTTTTACAGGTTTGTCATTGGATGTTATTCCGTATGGTCTGAATATTGCTTGAGCGATTTTTTCACCTTTTTTTATTTTTACATCAAATGGTAAATGGTTTACAAAAGGTACTAATATGTGACCTTCATTTTTTTCATTATTATAGTAGCTACTATCAACTATGCCTGTTGAATGAGGTAGAGATAATAAAAGTTTTGTTCCTACACTACTTCTATTGACTACGTCTAAAGTTTCATCTTTAGGGAATTTTGCTTTTAACCCTGTTGGCACTAAAACTGCTCTTAATTCGTAGTCTTTTGTTAATTGTTCAGCCTCTTCCAGTGTTGGTATATACCCTTCATTCATTTTGCGCTCTAACGATTCTGCATCTTCTTGTGATACTATCATGAAGTTTTCAAAAGCCTCTTGTCTAAGTTTTAATATGCTTGGTATTACCACATCTTCTGCAGCTCTTAAGTCATATCCCGCACTTCCTTCGTCACTTCTTCTAGGTAAAAACGATTCATCTATCTTTCCTTCGTATTCTTTTACTATTTCAAAAAATCTTTCCATTATTATATCCTCCGTGTGTTTTATTGGGGCGTTTGCCACATCATTATTAATAAATTTTTATTTTTTTAATTTTTCAAGTCTTCTTGCTTTTTCCTTTGATCTTAATGCACTCATGTTTTCGTTTATAAGTTCCATTACATCTTCTTTTCTTGGCATTCTACCGCAGCAACTTCCTTCATCGCAGAAACCATAAAACTCACATTTTGTCACAAAGTAGTTATCGCATAACTCTTTCCATTCTTCATCTATCTTGCAAAGTTCTTCTCTTAATTCTTTCATAAAGTCTCTAAATTCTTTATATGCTCTGTTGCAAGTTCTAACATTAAATAAGTGCATTAATGCTCTTACATTTATTTCATATGCTATTGTAGTTTCATGTCCAAGTGGTAAGATGTTTCCTGCATCTTCTTGTTTTATACCTAATTCTATTAATTGTCTGTAAGCTATCAATATTTCGTCCATTATATCTTCATATACACTTAAAGCGTGTTCATTTTTCTTGATTGCATCTGGTGTATAATATCCAAATTTTTCACCGTCATATTTTATGTATCTTGTACTAGCTTGAACTTTACTTGTACCAACTATATGAGTATATAATTCTCTTATTACTCTTGCAGAATATCCGTCAATTATCATTTTAACCTTGGCAAACTCTGCTGTTCTTGTATGTCCACTATTTAAACAGTGTTTTCCTATTCCTTTTGCTCTTTTAGGCTTTTCTCCGTTAATTATTTCTTCAACCGATATACTGTCATAACATACCGCTGCAGCTTGCCCTATTGCCGTTATTGGGTTTTTTGTTGCGTCTAAAATTTTAATCATATCTTTTCTCCTTATTTTTTATTGACTTTATTCGCCTTACAAGGTTATTAATAAAGTTAATTAAAAGAATGTAAAAACTTTTTTGAAAACTTTTTAAAAATAAAAAAGCGGCTATCAAAGCCGCTTACTCTTACTTGTTTATATTAAATCCTTTTAACTTTCCATCTCTTATTATGAACCCCATTCCATAAGTCTCATAAAATAAAACTGCCTCCTCTAAAGTTATGTTTAATACCTCTGTTATTTTTATATCTTTCATTTCTTATCTCCCTTTTTTAATATATTTTTGTTTTCTCAACCTTATGTTTATATAATATAATAAAAAAGTATAAATGTAAATACTTTTTTACATTTTTTATAAGAAAAATGCAGGAAAAATATATTCCTGCATAACAATTTATTTTTCTAAAACATAAACAGATTTATATGGCAAAGATTTTTTTACATCAATAACCCTTTGATTTCTCGAACCTCTATATCTTAAATCCTCTTTTTCGTCTTCGATAAATTCTCCGTCAATAATATAATCAACTTTATAAAGTATATTAAATAAATTTGCATCAAAATTCATTTCAGACAAAAGCTCTTCTATTGTATATCCTGTCCAGATCCATATTTTCGCACTAGTTCTGCTTTTTACTTGTGATACCAATTCGCTTAACATCAGTAAGTTTCTGCAAATCAGAGGCTCTCCCCCCAAGATCGAAAGGTTTTTATGTATATTGTCTTTTGTAAGAAGTTTTATTATTTTTTCTATTGTTTCGTTTGTAAACTCTTTTCCTTGATCAAAACTCCATGTTTCAGGATTATGACAACCTTTACATCTATGTGGACACCCTTGAGTCCATAAACTTACATTAATCCCATCCCCTTGTTTCATGTCAAAATCTTTTATACTGTTATATCTCATTTAAACAATCCTTTCATAAAAAAATAAGGTAGGTGTTTATCACCTACCTTATTAATAAAGTTTATTTGTTATATGTAAAAATTTAATCAACAAATACTCCGAAGTGTTTGCATCTATTTTCAACCTCTGCGTTTTTACCTTCGTTATACCTAGTATCGCCATTTACATTTTTATATCCTAAATAGCCACACACACGATCTATTACAGTTATATTCCTACTTTTGCATTGTGGACACTCTTGTGTGAAGTCTCCTTTTTCTCCGCACTCATTACAAGTTGCCTGTTCTGTATTTGTTCCAAAGTATTCGCCATTTTTCATAGAAAAATCAACTATGCTCTTAAATGCCTCAAAATTATCTACACTATCAAATTCATTATACATTATGTGTCCACCTGTTGAGATGTGGAACATTGGCAACTCCATTTTTTGTTTTGTAATTGCATCAATTTCAAAGTTACTTCCAACATGGAAACTGTTATGATACCATTTTTTATCTGTTACAAAGGGAATTGTACCAAATTCTTTTCTATCTGCTCTACATAATTTATCACATAAACCTTCACTTGGCGTTCCATACATTGCAATAAGTTTGTTATGTTTCTTTTTCGCTACCTCTATTTTGTCTTGTATATATTGTAAAGTTTTAACTCCAAAACTATTATCTTCATGTAGATGTTTACCCGTCATTAAGTAGCTTACTTCTGTTAATCCTATGTAACCTATTGAGTAAGTGCATGATTCTAAAGCTTTTTCTATTGTATCTTCTGGGTCTAGTTTTACGATACACCCACCCTGCGTAAACATAAGAGGATTCGTTTTTGCTTTTGTTTTTCTCATTTTGTTGTATGTGTAGTTATGCACTTCCATAGCATAATCAAAATATTTGTCAACTAGTCTGAAAAATTCTTCCTCATTACCTTTACTTAATATTGCATATCTTGGAAGGTTTAAAGTCACAGCCCCAAGATTAAATCTTCCTATATATCTTTCTTTTCCTTCTTCATCCCAATATGGTGACAGATAAGCTCTACACATGAGGTTCTTCACCTCACAGACTATCTCTTCAACGTTTGCTTTACGTTGCCCAGCGCTTCCAGTCAGGATTTTCACCTAATTACCTGTACTCTACTCACTTCTTCGCTTAAATCTAGCTTTACAATTTAAGTTATGCTTTCGATAGTCGTTACATCTTCCGATAAACTCGGCTTGACACGGTATTCCTGTGTTGGTTCACCGTTAGCAGCCTTGCGGCCACACCCTAGATTTCTAGGTTCACTGGGTTTTAAATGAGCCGTAGTTAATGTTGACCCATTGGACTAATTATCGTCCCACATCTATCATAAACCTCTTTCATGTATCCATTCATTGCAGATGTATAATCTGGGTAAATGCTATTCATAGATACTTTTATACATTCTAAATATATATCATGGTTTGGTGCGTTTTCTCCGTGGAAATCATCATGGTATAGCAGTACAAGTTTTGGGAAAATTGCCATGTTTTTCTTTCTTGTTTCTAGTATTGCTTTTGATATTGCCCTTCCATATTTTGTTGTATTTGTACCAAAAGTCCAAGTTACAAAAGCAGTCTGTCCGTTTGCGTTGTTTACACACTCTATTTTGTATTGTACAGATTTAAACTTTTTGCAAAGTCTTTTTAATATAATTTCTTCAACTTCTTCTTCTTTTATACCTTGTTCAGTTAGATAATCCCAACATATTTTTACATATTTTGAAAGTGAATTATCAAGTTCGGGGCAAGTAAAACCCAAAGGGTGTGAATGTTTCCATTCTCAGTAATAACCTTCCCCTTTGCAACATATCTTGAGTAATTGCTAATTACTCCCCTGTGTTTCTACAGTGTGCCTATCTCACTGTCTACTCTACTCGGTTATTCGGCATAATACTAGCTTTAATATTATCCTATCCTTTCGATGTCCTCTACATTCAATTTTAACGTTATCTTTTTATTTATTAAATTTTGAGTATAAATGCCTTTATTAAATTGAGTTACATCATAACTTTCAATCCTAAACAATTCAAACATATCACTCTTTTTATATGTCCCCTTGTATATATTATTTACATAAACATCATAATATCCTCTCTTATCATTCAAAACACCTTTAAACAAACTTTTTCTTCTCACTGATTTCTTAGTGTTGTCAGTCCTAGATAAAAGTTGAAGATTTTCAATTCTATTGTCATACGGTATATTGTTTATATGATCTATTGTCATTCCTTTCGGTATTTCACCATTAAACGTTTCCCATATAATTCGATGTCCTCTTCTATATAACCTTTTATGTTTTTCATTCGATATAACAGACAAACAGTATTCTATGTATCCATCTTTATCTTTTTTGAAACTGTGTTCTCTTGGATTGTTATAATCTACACTTCCTTGTCCACCTTTAACTTTAACAGTGAGCAATTTCCCCGATTTAGTTACATAATAATCTTTAAATTTTGTCTTATAAGCAACTTCGCCTTTATAAATTACCTCTCTCATACTCTCTCTTTCTTAACGTTAAAACTTAACACGGTATTCCCATATCTTACGACTTAGAGTTCACCGTTAGCAGCCTTGCGGCCACACCCCTTGGCAGGGTTAACAGGGTTTTACTACGGCAATTTATTGTCTACCGTATTGTTGACTACTTGCAACTAAGATTATGTCATTTAATAAATCAAGTGCTTTCTCCATAGCATCTTCTGGATTCGATGGTTCTTCTATAAATTTGCCGTTTAAATTAAATCCGCCCTCTAACACGTTTGCAACATCAAATAAGCAACAATTTATTGAGTTATAAAATCTATCCCCAGCATCATGTATGTAAAAATCAAGATTTTTATGAGCATCTGCTAAGTGTGGAGCTAGTTCATATTCTAAATATAACTCTTTACCAACTAAACTTGATACTAGGTCTCTTTTTGTTGACACTATGCAAGAATCTTTATTGGCATTTTCTTTGTCACCTTCATATATTATGTTTTTTGCATCTTTTAATATATTATTAAATGAGTGATTAAATCTCTTTTTGTAATTGTTATAACTTCTATATTCATTGTATAACTCTTTATCTACTTCCCATAGTGCATTTTCCACGCTTAAATGTATATCATCAACATCTATTGGTCTCATAATTAAACCTCTATGCATAAGATTTTCTAATGTTGAAGTTACAACTTTGTCGCAAAAATTATCACTTAATGTTTTTCTTGTTCTTTCAGCCGATAATTTTATAGCACCTTCTATTTTCTTCGCATCAAATGGCACAATTTGACCATCTCTTTTTTTAACTTTCAATTGTTTTTGTAATTTTAGCATATTTATTTCTCCCTTAAACGTCCTTTTTTCTTATTTTATTTATACCCCTACGGGGAGGGATGTAAACACATTTATCTATTTTAATTTACTTGCCTCCCAATAAAGTCAAACTTTTATTTAATCGTTTTACTTAACCAATATTTTTTGGCTTTAACCTTTAATTCATGCCTTTTTTCAAAAATATAATATGGTTCATACTTAAGCTGATGTGTTGTTATTTTATATCTTACATTAGTTCTTTTATCCGTAAAGAAAGTTGTTCGTTTATGCTCCCATATCAATTTCATTTATTTACCTCTCAATAAAACTAAAATTTTATTTGTTTTGGTTTATAATATCCACAACTAGCCTTGTTAACAATTCTATCAACATTGACGGTTGGGATATAAAAACCCTTTCTACATCTTAATTCAGTATTTCCACAATAGTAAAACTCCCACGAAAACTTACAGTTCTCACATCTTTCTTTTTCCATATTTGTCTCCTATAAAATGATATTTTTATTCAACAACTGAAATTATTCTATCTTCCATAACCAAAATAGGGTTTTCAAATGTTGAATATTTAATTAAATAACAATAACCATCAATATAACATCCATCAAAATTGTCGATTATTTTAAATTTAGTTAATATCTTTCCTACTTTTCTTAATTTATTCATAGGCTTTTTAAACTTTACAACTTGATTTACTTTATACATATTTTCCTCCCATGACTTAAAAGAATTATTTTATTTAATTAAAGACTATCTATATAATCAAAACATTCTCTAGTTATATTTTCATACTCTACAAGTTCTTCTTTTTGTTCTTTTGTTAAAAGTTCTTTTTCTGCTATAAATTCATATTTCATTTTTTCAATCTCTTTTAATTTGCTTACAACAGATGTTAATTCATGAGTTGTACCTATTATAAGTTTTTTATATTCTCTAAATTTATTTTCTTTCATACATTCCAACCTTTCTAAATAAAAATTATATTTTAAACTATTCAAAATCTATTATAGTTAACAAGGCTTTTATTTTTCCTTGCGCCTCTTTTGCATACAGATCTTTCCAGTCTCCATATGTTGCTCTATACGCTTTTTCTAAATCTTCCCAAATTTCTTCTAATAATCTTTCTACATATTTTTCATTAACTTTCATTTTTTCTCTCCTTTTTCTTAAAAGGGATAAGTCTCTTTCAAGTTTTACAATATATTTTTTAATATTTCTAAGTCCATCAACTCTTTATGCTCTACATAGTCTTCATTTATAAACTTAACCATTAACTCTTTTTCAAACCGTTCTGTTTTTGGTATATTACTAATTCCACTAAATTTAAGGTGATCATTTTTAGTATTACATATAAAGTAGGCATTTTTACACTCTCTTGTTAAACTGTCACAATGCAACGCTACACCATTCATCCCCCTAATCATCATATTAAAAAGCAGAAAAGGTATTGCTCTATCACTTAACTCTTCCACGAAGGCAAAATGATATTTAGGTTCATAATCAAAAGGCGAATAAGTTCTTCTGTAATTGTCCCAATGTTTCACTAATATTCCACCCGTTCCAGCAGCTACTTCGTAATAATTCCCAGCATCACCTTCTCCAACTAGAGCTATTCTACTTAATAGATCTGCAACACATTTAGGTGTGAAATCTTGTTTTTTAACTTTTCTGTCTGCGTGTTCATCTTCAAAGTGTTTTGTAAACCAATCATAACTCACATCGTAATTATTAACCTCAAGCAGTTCCATGAATAATTCTTCTCTTTCTTTTTCTTTATACAGTATTTGCATCAACTTTTCTGGTATTTGGTAACTGTCTGATACGTTCAATATTTTCTTTAAATCCATGCCAATCTCCTTTTTCATAGAGGGGATTTCTCCCCTTCTAAACTTAAAATATTACATTTCTTTTATGCATTTCTACCACATTCTCCATCAGTGATAAAACTGTCATCGGCCCAATACCATTAGGGACTGGGGTTATATTACATTTTTTATACTTCATTAAATCTTCGTAGTCGTTTTTACAAACATCTCCACACATCTTTCCATTTTCATCAAAGTTAATTGAAACATCTATTATTGTTGTATCATCTGAAAAATCGTGATAATTTAAGAAATTTGCTTGTCCTACTGCTGTTACAACTATGTCAGCGTTAAAGATTTTATCTTTCAAATCTTTTGTTTTACTGTGACATATTGTAACCGTTGCATCTTCTTTCAACATCATCATTGCAAGGGGTTTCCCAACTATGTTGCTTCTATTTACTATTACAACATCTTTTCCTTTTATATCTATGTTGTAATGATTAAGCATTGTCATGATTCCTTTAGGTGTACACGGTTGTATAATATCTTCGCCACGCATTAACTTGCCTAAATTTCCAGAAGTAAATCCGTCTACATCTAACCAACACGGAACTTCTTGAAGTACATAGCCTTCGTTTATATGTTTTGGTAACGGTAATTGTAGTAAAATTCCATCTACGCCAGTTTCCCCATATATTTTATTTTTCATTTTTTCTATTAATGTTTTTTGACTTGTTTCTTCTGGTAAAATCATTGTGTCAACTTCTATACCAACCTTTTCACCAAGTTTCACTTTATTATTAACATATTTTTCTGATGCTGGATCGTTTCCAACTCTAACTATAGTCAACTTTGGTTGAAGTTCTTGTTCTGTAACTTCTTTTGCCATTTCTTCAACTCTTTCGTTTACTATTTCATTTGCTGCCATTAAAATTCCTTTATCCATAGTTTCAACCTTTCTTTCTTCGTAAAATCCTGCGTTGTGCGCGTTATAAAGTTTCAATAATCTTTCTTTTAATCTTTTTAATTTATAATTTACATTTTGTCTGTTTACACCTATTTTTCTAGCATAATCAACTGGTTTCATTCCATTTTCGATTATATGTAAATACATTAACCTTTCTTCTTTATTTAATCTGTCAACTATACCTTTGACAAAATCATCCCCGTCAAAATCTTCTATACCATGATCAACTTCACCGATTACATCTAATAAAGTTGCACCATCTTCACAGTTTTTGCTTTCTTCATCAAGAGATGTTTTTAAGTAATTTACCTTTCTTTTTTCAGCACAAACTTTAGACATTATTTTAGTTTTTTCACCTCTTAATTTTGTATCAAGATAAGTTGAAAACACATAGGTGTCATCATAATCTACAAAAGCCTCTACCAATGTCATGTATCCTATTTGCTCATAATCTTCTTTAGTAAAGTCGCTCCCCATGATTTGTTTTTCACATTTCATCGCAAAGTATGTAACTTGTTTCTTAAATCTTTCTACAACATCTTCTAAAGTCATTTCTATTACTACGTTGTTTCCAAATAATATATTTTTTTTCATTTTAATTTCTCTCCCTTTTTTTTATAATATTTTTATAATTTTCTACATTTTTCTACATTTTTTTCACAAATTTAAACACAAAAAAACTTCCTACGGATGAAATTAACTTCTTCCTATACCTTGCGTTGTCTATGCTTATAATGTCTTGTTGTTTACCCTTATGTCTTATTAATAAAGTTAATTTTCAATCTGTAAAAAGTTTTTAAGTATTTTTTTGTATTTTTTTGCAAACTCCCTAATTTTGAACGCAAAAAAACTTCCTACAGATAGAATTAACCTTCCTTATTATTCCCTGCGATGTCCTAATTTCTTTATGCCTTTATCTTCTCTGATTAAAATTCAATCTATAAAAAGTTTTATGTTGATCTCTATTGTTATTATTTGTTGTTTTATTATTTGCATTTATTTCTCTACCACTTTTTTGTAAATTTATTATATAATATGTTTTTAAAAACGTAAATACTTTTTTCAAAAAATCCTTTTTTTATACAAAAAAATACACCAAATTCAATATTTGGTGTATTTTAATTTAAAATTATATTATATTTATTTCAATAATTTCATCTTTTCCAACCATTTTTACGCCTTGTGTATCTCTTTTCACTTTTTGTAACAGTTCTTTTGTATCAACTTCCTTTACTTTTCCTTTTTTAGTTTTATAATTTAGTTTAATATCTTCTTTTAAAGCTATAACATCTACAATGTCAGTACTTAACAACGAGTTTTTAAGTTTCCTTCTGTTTGTAATTGTTTTATATGATTTAATGTCAATTTTTGCAATTCTTTCTTTATATGTAATTAACACATATTCGTTATCACTTATAACAAAAGCGGCAAGGGGTTTAATTTGTTTTAAATGATTGGTCATGTATAAACCAAGTGCATTTAATTTCATGTCTTCAAATTCATACATTTTAAACTTGTATGCGTTTAAATCTTCACACAAGAATACTATTTCGTCAGTGTTTCTACAATCATTTTCAAATATAACTTGATCACCATGCTTTAATTTATTTTCGCCTTTGCAAGCATTAAGGCGAACTTTTTTGAAATACCCTTCTTTTGTTAGCATGACCTTTACATTATAATCCTCTACTACATCTAAAGGTTTTTCTATTTTAACTTCTCTAACATTTGTTAAAAGTTGAGTTTTTCTTTCTATGCCATATTTTTCAACAGTTTCCCTTAACCCTTCTATTATTATATTTCTTACTTTGTCTTTGTTGTCTAAAATATCTTTTAAATCTTCAAGGGTTTCTTCTTTTTTATCTATATCTTTTATTTTATTTTTTATATAATCTTCGTTTATGTTAATAATCTGCATATTACAAATAAATTTAGATTGTTCAATGTCTAACCCAAATTTTTCTTTCATCTTTTCGTGTATTTCATCTTTTGGAGTTTTTCTAATTATATCAACTACAAGGTCTACATCTGAAAGTACATTCCTTAAAGCTCTAAGCATATATAGCTCTTTTTCTTGTTTCTTTATTTTATAAGATAAATTTCCTTTTATACTTTTTATCCTAAATTTTGACCACTCTTCTATTATGTCATACACCCCAAGCAACCTCGGTTCGCCACCAACTAATACATTCATATTTACACTAAAACTATCCTCTAATGGTGTTAGTTTATAAAGCTTTTCTAGTAACATATTTTTATCTGTTCCACGTTTACAAACAATCTCTATTTTTAAACCTTTTAAGTCTGTAAGGTCTTTTACACTTGCTACCTCTGGAAGTTTATTTGTTTTAGTCAATAATATTATCTTTTCAATAATTGCTTCTCTTGTTGTAGAATGTGGTATTTCTGTTATAATAATTGAATTTTTTACCGTTTCAGCCCTACCTCTAATTTTTACACTACCTTTCCCAGTTTCACAAATTTCCTTAAACATTCTTTTGTCTTCTATAATATACCCACCCGTTGCAAAGTCTGGATATATTACCTCTTTCTCGCCCTCTTGTAGATATTTTATAGCAGCATCACATAACTCTTTTATGTTGTATGAAGGGATTGCGCTTGCCATTCCTAAAGCTATACCTGTATTTACAAAACTTAATATCGAAGGGAATTTAGTTGCCAAATACTTCGGCATCAATTCTGTTTTATCAAAGTTATGAACAAAATCAACCGCATCGCCTTTTGTCCCCTCAAGCATTTCAATGGCTAAGTCTGAAAGTTTGCACTCTGTATATCTTTCTGCTGCCTCTTTTAATTCGTTGCTTGTGTGCTGGCCAAAATTACCTTTCCCAATTATATGAGGTATATTTTGTCTGTCAACTTGAGCCATCTTAACCAATGTTGGGTATGTGTTCCCATGTGGATGATACTTAAAGACCTCTCCTGTTATATTTCCCGACTTTGTTAAATTAAAAGCCTTCTTTTTATACATAGTCCATAATATACGAAGTTGTGAAGGTTTTAAACCATCTTCTACAGAAGGTAAAACTCTATCCGTAATTATATAGCCAGCATATTCTTTAATATTATTTTGTAATATATTTATAATACCTTTACTTTCTCCAACTTCTTCAATCTCCGCATCGTTATCAACACTCATTATGTAATCAGGCAAAGTTTGTTTAACAAAATCCTTTCTTTCTTTTGCGTTGTCCCCCATTAAAACATCAAACCAATATGCAATTTTTTCTGCATCTTCCCAAGTTACTTGAACTTTGGTTTTACTCTCTGGGTTTATACAGTTTGACATAGTCTCAGCGTCTAATTCTCCTAAACCTTTATTTCTGTTGATTTGGTATTTGCTTAATTTTGATACTATTTCATTTCTTTGTGTTTCATTATAAGCGTAATGAACTTGATCATTTTCTAAATCTTTCACTTCAAATAACGGTGTATTTAATATGTAAACGTGTCCATCTTTAATTAAACTCGGCAAAAGTCTGTATATTGCCGTCAATACTAAACATTGTATATGTAATCCATCGGTATCTTGATCGGTTGCAATTACTATTTTTCCAAATCTTAAATCATTTTTGTTGAATAGTGGCATACCTTTTATTTTTTCTTCTACACCACATCCTAATATTTTTACAAATGCCTCTATTTCTTTGTTGGCCAGAGCGGTTTTAAGGTCTGTTTTTAATATGTTTAACAACTTCCCTCTTATTGGATAAACTGCTTGGTAGTCTGAATTTCTTGCCAAAACTATGCTTCCAAGAGCAGAACGTCCTTCCGCTATATATATTTCCGACTCTTCGCCATGATTTCTACAATCAACAAAGCCATCAACTCTGTTATCTATCGTGATTTTACCTTGCAGTTTCTTTTTGATTTTTTCAAAGTTTTCCGCTGCTTTTTCTGTTGCTCTTTTATTTATAAGAATATTTTTAGCCATTCTTTCTATTTCAATAGGATTTTCGTTCTCTAATACTTCAAGATTTTCTAAAATATAATCAATTATAATATCTCTATAAATCTTACATTTAGTTGAAAATTTAGTTTGATTTGCAAACTCTATTTTAGTTGCAAAATAATTACAAATAAATTGCACTGAATTTTTTACATCATCTTTAGTTATTTTCTTTTCTTTATTTTTATAAAGATTATTCTTTTCTATATATTTATTTATAAATCTTCTTATTGATTCATATATTCCGTCATGTATTGTTCCACCCTCTATTAAGTGAGTAGCATTTAAATAAACATCTTGAGTCATATCATCTTCTACAATATTTGATATAACGCATTTAACTTTGTGTTTGTCTCTATTTCCATCTATAACTTCCTTTTCCAATAATTCTACTGGATTTTTATTTAACCCATCTTTTAAAGAGTTAAATTTAAATGTTTCTGTTGTGCCGTTTACTTTATTTTCAAATATAACTTCTGTGTGGCCGTTTGATACTAAAGCCGTTCTGTAACATAAATCTTTTATTTCATCAGGATTAAATGTCACACTGTCAAAAACTTCACTTGATAGTTTAAATGTAACTGATGTTCCATCAAGTTCTTCACAAACATAACCATCTAAGTCACAAGCCACCAACTCTTCGCCATTTTTATATTCTACAAAATATTCTTTTCCTTCAATTCTACTTGCAACATAGAAATAATCAGAGCAATATTGTGTAACAGTCATACCACATCCATTTGTCCCCGTTGTAAACTCATCGTCATTCTCGTATTTTGTGCCAGCGAAAAGTGTTTCAAATAATAGCTTATAATTTTCCGTTCCATTAGTTTCTAAATGAATTGGAATACCTCTTCCATTGTCTACTATCGTTATCGTTTGGCTATCATTCTCAAGTATTACTTTTATAAAACCTCTTTTTCTGTTGTTGAAAACTTCATCAAAACTATTTGCAACCGCCTCTCTTACTGGATGCATGAAGTTTGATTTGCTACCAAACCATACTGCAACTTTACTCCTACATTTTTCTCTTTCGCTTAATTTCTTAATTGCCATGTCTATGCTCCTTTTATCAATATTAATTCTTTTATGTCAAAGGCTTTAATCATTAATTCATTGTCATATCTAAATTCAACAAAAATTTTATCTTCTACTATGTCAAAAACCTTTCCAATTATATCTTCATAAATGTTAACCTTTGGTATATGTAAAACTATGTCGCCTACGCTCATATATTTACCTCCTTGTAAGGTGGTTTTACACCACCCTATTTTTAAAACGACACTAAAGCCATTAAACAAAGTACAACCCACATTATAAGTGCTATATCTTCAAAACCAAAATCGTACATAAATCCTCCTAGTTTACTGTTAAAAAAATATAAAGAAAGCCAATGTTAATATTAACGATATAATTTCTTTAAAATATAAATAACTCGTGTCCTGTTCTCCTAATAAAATATATCTTTTATTTTTCGTTATCTAACTTCAACCAATGTTCCAATATTTTTCAGTATATCCTCTTGATTATTAGTTAGCCTATTTCCAAATATTACAACCGCACTCGGAAAAGGTGCTGAGTCTTTACTGCCACCAAACTTTAATCTGCCTTTTACAAAACACACAGCTTTGGCATTTGGGAATATTATATTTTACCACGCTTTCGTGTCTGGTCTAGCAGGAATTAAACATACAATTGTAGCGCCATTTAAACTTTCCTTCGCGGCCTTCTCTATCCACTTAACCTGTTCTCTTCCATACGGCGGATTCATCCAGCACATATTGTCTGCCCAATTTTGGATCAATCCATCTATTTCCGGAGTAAAATACTTTTCACACTTAGCCGTTTCTGGAACTGCACATACATCTAATGTAAAATTAAACACGCCGTTTAAATTATCAAAAAATTCTTTCGGTGTCTCCCATGCTTGATCCTTACTACTAAATAAACTTCTATTAAACTTACTCATACAAATCTCCTTATCTTTTACTAATTCATCATACAATCTTTAATATTTTTTATTTTAAATTTTCTAACATTTTTTTTATTAATTCATCTTGTTCAACCATTACTTTTGACATTTTTTCGTTTAATTTTACAATATCATCAATACAAAGCATTGTACCAAATAAACCACCTTGCTCGCATTTAATCATTATTTTCTTAGCATCTACAAGTAACTCAGCAGCTTTTACTTCTATTCTCATTTTTTCTAATTCAAATTCTTTGACGTTTACCTCTTTCTTCTCTTCGACAAACTTTATAAAAGAGTTGTGAATGCAAGTCTCTTCACCATTATCTTTGTATTTAATTTTAAATATGTTTCCAGATAAATCTGCCCTATCTAATATTTCAATCTCTCTGTCTTGTACCATTATTTTTCTCATTACTTCTTCCTACCTTCTTTTTTTTATTTTAAGATTATCAACCTTACATCACTATTAATAAACTTACCTTTTAAAATGTAAAAACTTTTTAATATTTTTCAAAAAAAAAGAAGAGAAAATTTTCTCTTCTATAAATCCGGTATTAAGTTTTTATTTTCTATATCTTCATCTGTAAACTTTGTTTCAATTACAGGATTTTCATTTTGTTGCTGCATTTCTTGTAGGGTGTCTTTTCCTGTTTCAATTTTTTCATCTTGTTTATTCGTAGTTTTCTCAACTTTTGGAGCGACACCCCCTTTTTCCATTATCATATGTTGTAACACTAATCTTTTTATAAGAGCTGACGCATTTTTTTGTCTACCTAAATAATCGTATATATCTTTTTCGTGATCTGAGAAAGATATGTTTTTCTTTAATCTTTTTGGCGTTTCTGCCATTTAAAAACCCCCTTTTTTATCTTGCTTGACTGCCATATTTTAATCTCATAAACTCATAAAATCCTCTTACATTAGACATTACGCAATCTGGTTGTATTCTAGCACAAGCCCAATGTTTTTTTATTTGAGACTCAAACAATGCCGAAGCACCACCAACGAAATCAACTTCCAAATAATCATGCAAGTTAATCCCAAATCCAGACAATGCATCATCTATTTTATACAACTGATCTTCAATTACATTATCAATTTCTCTTTGTATGTGTATGTTTGGGCAGCCTTTTTCAACCCATTCTCTTATTTGTTCGTCGCTAAATCTTCCTAATCCCGCTTTCGATATTGCAGAACCTACTAAAGCATTTATATTATATGCTCCTAATTGTAGAGATTGAGATCTTTCCGTTGGTCTTCCATTTACTATTTCTAAAACGTTTATAGTTGAACCACCCCAATCAAATACATATCTGACTCCCTGATTAGCTTTTAAATTACTTAATATATGCCCTGTTCCCTCTGGTAACACATGAACTTTTATTATCTTAAACTCATGCACCTCCTTTTGTCCTTTATTGTTTTCTATTTCAACTATATGATCTCCTATCAACTTATTAGATATAAGCTCTTTTTGTCTGTTTTGAACATATTTATTAAATGATTCTCCATAACCTAAAATTATCTCATCCGCATCACCTCTCAAAAGTGCCATCGCTGTTAAAGTTGACCATATGTGTGGATCAGTATGTTTTCCCTCATTTTTATCACTATAAGTTGCATTATTTCCTATTGTAAGTTCCTTCCCGTCGATAGTTGCATTATAAGTGTCACTTCCTAAATATCCCGCATCGGTATGTCTAGGCGAATATCGTGTTCTAAATATCGCATCTCCTATATCTGTAACTACCTTTGTGTTAAAAGCTCCACTGTCTATTGCCATAACCTTTCTAAGTAACGCCATTTTTGTATTCCTCCTATGTATTCGATTTTAATATTTTTCAAGCCCCTTTGCTTGATATATTATTATAGTAACACTTATGAGGACAAATGGCAACATTTTTATAATGTTTTTATTGTTTTGTATACCCATTCGTCCATATTATTGTCCACACTTTTTATTTTTTTTGATTTTATGTGTAATTTTGTCCACATCATTGTCCATACACATCAAAAAAGCCCCTTGCGGGACTTTTCTTTATATTATTTCATAGCTTATAAATAGATTGTATTCACCTGTGCCAATCCATTTGTTATCAACTTTCTTTCTTTTTTCTTTTCTGTTAGTGTTTGTAACTCTTATCATATCTCCAATAGCAATTAAATTCATGTTAAATTCATTGGATTTTACTTTTACTTCAACCATTCTGCCATCACAAACTCTATACAAATTAAATGTAGGAGTATATTTTAAATTTTCATCAACTACTATAAAATCAAGTTTATTTGCCTTTTGATCTTTTGTTTGTGGTACACCAATAAACTCTATTTCTGTTTTTATTTTTTCTTTTATAGATATATCCTCATTTGGGATGTTGTTTTCTATATCTTGCATTAACGATAATTTGTCAACATCTTTCCACATTTTTTCTGTAGAACTTTCTGCGTGTTTTGATATAAATTCACCATGCTCTGCAAACTTTTCTTTATTAAATGTTTTTCTTGTGTAAAGTAGGTCAAATATTTCAACGTAATTTAAAAGTTTTCCTATTTTGCCAAATTGTGAAAAGTAACCTAACTTTATAAGTATTGTTAATTGTTTTGAGTTAAGTGATACATTTTCTTTTATGTAAATTAATAACTCTGTAAAACTTTCAAAACTTTCTTCTTTGCTTATTTCAAACAATCTGTCGGCAACATCTTTATTCAAAAATTTAACACTCCCAACACCTTTGTATATTGCATTTTGTTCCTTGTCAAAGAAGTAATCTGCTTTTGAATATCCAAATTTAGGCGGCAATATTTTTATATCCTTTTGTCTTGCATATTCAGATATTTTAGTTGTCTTTTCCATCTTGTTTGAGTTTATGTTTAACATTACCGTTAAAAATTCAAGTGGATAATAATACCTCAACCAGCCACACATATAACCGATATAACTGTATGCTTGTGAGTGATTTAAACTGAACAGGTATGAACTGGCATCCTCAATGACTTGCAAGAAATCAACTATTATCTTTTCCGATTCTTCTTTTTCAACATTATATTTTTCTTTCATTGTTTTTATGAACCCCATTTTTATCCTTGGTATATGTTCGCCCGTTCCAAGTTTCTTACTAAAGGAACGTCTTACAACATCCGCCTCTCCCATTGTATACCCACAGAACAAGTGCAAGAAGTCTATTATTTGCTCTTGGTAAACCAAGAATCCTAAAGTTGAAGACAATAACTCATTTAATGCATTATGTCCATTATCACGAAAGATACCATTTGCAAGTTCTTCTCTATAAGATTCACCCGCTGGTCTTATTGCACCATTTCCAACTGAGAATAAATCTATATATTTAAAGTTTGGATTTTTCTCTTTTATTTTCGCTATTGTTTCATCAGAAAATAAACTTTTTATATATCGTGAACCTGTTCCTTCCCACTGAAAAATTCCAAGTGTATTATCTCTTATTGACTTCCAAACTTTTTCATCGTCATCTGGTATACTGTCTGGTGTTAATCTTGGTATACCTGCCATTTCGCAAGTTTTGTTTATCAGCTCTACATTGTCTAAAGAAAGCACATCAAGTTTAACGTAATTTAAACTATCTATTTCCTTCATGTTCAACATTGTTACAGGGTGTTCACAAGTTGTTAAAGTTAAAAGTCCCATGTTTTCATCAAGTGGTATAGGTGATACAACTACACCGCAAGGATGTGTCCCTATTGATACAATTGTTCCATTTATTATATCCGCGTATTCAAATAGTTCCTTATATTTACTTCTGTAAAAATCTCCATTCACTTCCAAATTAGAACATATTTCGTCAATTTCTTTTAATGGTATATCTAAAGCTCTTCCAACGTCACGAATACTTCCTTTGTCTGCCACCGTGTTAAATGTTATTATATCCGCACAACATAAACCTTTTTTATTGTAAATGTATTTTTTTACAATATCTCTTTCACTTGGCGCCCAGTCACTATCTATGTCGCCGAGAGATATTCTTTCCTTTGACATAAACCTTTCAAAATTCAACTTATGTTTTATACTATCCATCTCTGTTATTCCCATTAAATAAGCTACTAAACTACCTGAAACAGATCCTCTACTTGGGCCACAATAAACACTTTGTCTTCTCATCGCTGCTTTTATATCTTCATCAAGCAAAAGAAAATCAAATGCCTTATTGTGTTGATATGTTTCTAGTTCGTATTTTATCCTAGGCACATATTCTGATTTATAGTTTGGATATTTATTTACTCCCTTTTCAACTATACCCTTCTTTATTTTTTTCATTAAAGTCTTGCTAGAATTTTCATAAAGTTTTGGGTATTTATAGTCTCTATTTAACGTAAACTCTTCAACCATATCTGCTAAAACGTTTGTGTTTTTCATTGCTTTAATTACAACATCTATATCCAATACTCCTTGAACTTTGTAGGCGTTTATTAATTCATCTTTTGTTTTCCACACTATGTCCCAAAGGTCTTCTTCTCCAAAGTGTATATTTTTCGCCTTTTGTAATATCGTTCTACCCTTTGCGTGAGTTTGATTTAAAGCATGGGTATCTGTTCCTGTTATTAAATTTAAATTATATTTTTCTGCTAATTTGCAAAGTGCAACATTATATCTCTTTTGGTTTGGCTCATTGTGATGTTGTATCTCTAAAAAACATCTATCTTTATTTTCTATTATGAATTTTAAAAATCTCTTTTTAATGCCCTCATGTCCTTTGTTTAATATACCACCAAGACAAGCTGTTGCAATTATTATGTTTTCACTTGTGTTTAATATATCATCAAATACCATTCTTGGTGTATAGTAAAAATGTCCATCTTTTCTATTATAACTTTTTGTTATCATCTTGTTTAATTCTTTTACGCCTTCAAAGTTTTTAGCATAAAGACACATATGATAATTATCTCTTACTTTTTCATCTAAATTCTCTGTAACGTAAGCCTCTATTCCATGTATGTATTTTAAACCATACTTTTCGCAAGTCTCTTTTTTCTTTACCCAACCAAAAGCATTTCCATGTTCAGTGAAAGCAATGGCTTTCATTCCTTCGCTTTTCGCTCTTTTTATGTAATCTTCAAATTTTGTAACTGAATCAATATTCGTTGTCCCATTCGTGAGGTCAGAATGGACGTGTGTCAATGTATAATTTTCTATCATATCCTTATATCTCCCTCAATAAATTTTTCTCTGTTGTTGTGTGTATAAAAACATCTCCTAAGTTTTGATATACAACACGATAATATTTAGTATTTCCAAATTGAAACACTTCGGCTATTTTTCCCTTTTTGTTTCCGTTTAAATTTAATATCTTCACTCTATCTCCTTTATTCATAAAACCTCCTAATGTCCTGTTGTTTACAATGTTATTAATAAAATTTTCTTTAAGTTTGTAAAAGAAAATAAAATAAAAACAGATGTTCCCATCTGTCTACTTTTGATATTTACATATTTTATAATGGCCACAAAGATTTTTGCAAAAGAAATCATTTTTACAATTTACTACTGGTTGCCAGTCATTCTCATCATAAAAATCTTTTGAGTTTATTTCGTCTACTGTATTTTTAATATAATCTTTTATATCCTGTTTTGCCTCTTCGTTGTAATCTCTAAAAACAAAACCTCTATTTTCTTGATGCTCAAACTCATCCAAAGGTAACTCGCACCTTTCCTTTAATACCATTTTATTTCTCCAAGGTTTTGCATAGTATTTCAACATATCAAAACCAACTTTTTCAACTTCTAAACCTTCTTCTTCTAACGCCATGCCATAAAGGATTAACTGTCTTGTTTTTTTTGGCAGATCCTTTGCAGAGAATTTACTTGATGTCTTGTAATCTACTATTTCGACCTTTCCTTCTTTATTTATGTAATAAAAATCTATAAACCCCTTTATCTTTACATTATCTACATTAATTAAAAACTCTTTTTCAATTCCATAATCTTCACACTCTATCGGTTTAAAATTTTCTATATAATTTTTCACATTCTCTACATATTTATTTCTAACATTTTCGCTCATAAATTCATAGCCTAACATTTCTGCATCGTCTACTTTTTCTTCAAACATCTCAAGAGCTGAATTATTATCAAGTTTTCCAACTTGCATTGACTCTAGTAGTTCATGAACTTCACTCCCAAGAAAACTATATATATTGTCTTCTCCCTTATATTTTTTTACATATGTTAAGTAGAAACCATATTCACAAGTCTTAAAAGATTCTAATCTGCTGAAACTATACACCATTTCCTTATTCATTTCATCTTCCTCCTATTTTGTGCAAACATTCGCTTGTCAAATTATCAAAAACTTTTTTTCCAAAGTCACTAGGACTTGCCTTGCTGCCCTTTGGTATAAATTTATTTTTTATATCAAGTATTATATAAAGTTTAAATTCCTTGAATTTCATATAATCCTTAAACTTCGCTAGATTATTTTTCATAACTTCAACTTCAAGTCCTTCATCCCAACACATGACAATATTCTTTGGGTTTGTACTCATTATATATTGAATTTGTCTTTCCGTTATATTGCTACCACCTAATGAAACTGCGTTTCTGTATCCCATTGTCGCAAGTTGCAGCACAAATTTCTCACTCTCTCCTATGTAAATAGTGTCACTTCCAACTATAAAACTGTAATTTTCACTAAAACCATAAAGTACGAGAGATTTTGAAAAAGCTATTATTGGAAACCATTTAGGCTTTTCATTATCTTCATAATTTAATCTCCCCATTACACCACATAATTCACCCTTTGTAGTATACCAAGGAACGGAAATCCTATCTGTTTCCAAATCGTACCCAATGTTAAAAATCTTTTGTACCTTTGGAGAAATCCCATCTTTAAAAAATCTTATATTCCAAACTTTTTCATATTCATTCAAAATATCTTCGTTATATATTTTTATTTCCTGATCTACTTCTTTTATCTTTGATAAACGGTTAAACATACCACCAAAAACGGAAATAGTTTTCCTTTTTTGTATATTTTCAATCCCCAGAACTCTCTTAGTGTCATTTAAGACATCTTTAAAACTCAACTCTTTATGTGCCATTATAAGACTGAATATGTCACCCTCTATCCCTTTTACAAAGTCGCAACTACTTAAACTATCTGTTAACTTAACTCTGATTGAATTTTGGTCGCCATCTTCATCTCTAGCACATCTTATTTCCCTGGGGCTTATTTTTATTTTGCAATAACCATAAAACTCTAATAAATCTTTTATGTCCTCCGGATTGTCTTTTAATCTATTTTTTAAATCATGTATATCCAACCATTCCACTCCCTTCTACTACTATTATTAATAAAGAAAACTTTCTTTTTGTAAAAATCATTTGTTTTAGACGTAAAAAAGACAGGTATTTTACCTGTCTATCTCGTTTTGTATAGCTGTATAAAGCACTACATCTTCAACTCTTATATTTGAATTGTCATTAATTTTTATTTCGTAAGAAGGTGTCAAACTAACCACTTCCTCTTCTATAACATAATCTAAATTTTTATCCATATCATAAACTTCATATACATCTGTTAATGATATGATTTTTTGTTTAGAATATCCTATTTCCACTTTCTCATCATCGTAAAAATGGAATTTATACCCCCAAGAAAACGCATCTTTTATCTTTTCTTCACCTATATAACCTGTTATATTTCCGTTTTTATTGTATACCTTTGCTAATCTATTTAATTTAACACCCCATCTTTTAATTTGTTTTTCGCTTTTAACCACATTGCCATCTAAGTCTGTCAGGGTAAAAATATCACCTGTTGCATTTACATATCTTCCCCTAATCTCTCCAACTTTAACATCATCTGCAAACACATTATATGCTGCGCCTACGGATACTAATTTTTCTTCTACTTTTATTTTCTTAGCGTCGTTTAAAGTAGTCAACAAATCTTTTTTAACTTCAACGGATTGTACAATGTTTTCAGTAAATTCACTTTGCTCACTGCATCCTGTAAACATCATACCACTTATTAAAATTCCTGTTGTTATTATTTTTTTAAACATTTTCTACCCACCTTTTCTAATATTTATAAAACTCCACAACCTTTTTTTGATAAAACGTCAGCCATTTCGTTGTATTTATCTCCTATATGACCTTTCACTTTGAAAAAGTGTACTGTTAAATCTTTTGCAAATTTTGTATATTTTTCAACATACCATTTAGTAAAGTCATTCTTGGCTTTCCATTCTCCTAAAACCCAACTCTGTATTCCTTGATAGTCAAAGAATAATGATATTTCTTTTAGGTTGTTTTTATTTGCGTAGGTTAATGCGGTTAAAGCGGCCACACATTCGCCAGTAACGTTTCTCATGTTTACCTTATCTTCTTTTCCAAAATAAATCTCTTCAACCACTTCATCTTTTTCAACGTCAACTATAACAATTCCAGATCCGTAAAACTTTGTAGATAAGTTATAACTCCCATCTACATAGGCGGCATATTTTGTTTTACATTTATCTATTTCGTTATGTGCCAATCTTTTAGTTGAATCTTGATCTTGTTTTATATAATTTTCTGCGTCTTCTTTGACTGTAAAAGACTTGTAGATTGCACCCGTAAATCCATGAACCGACTTTTTACAATCATCCCAGTTGCTAAATACGCCAATTTCTCTACCATTTTTTACAGCGTAAAACTTTTGTCTCTTCATCTTCTTCTCTTCTCCTTTTGTAAATTTACTATCTTACTATATAAATAAATATAAGTTTCAATTTGTAAAAGCTTTCTATTTTAACAAAAAAAAGACCAGAGTTAATCCCTGATCTTTTCTATTACTATTTTGTTATCAATTAACTTGATATTAACCTCTCTATTTTCTTCGGTTATACCCAACTCTTTTATCCAACTTGTAGGTATAGTAATCCTATTTGTGATTGCATTGCCTTTTGCAGTACCGCCTGATTTTGTAAACTGAACTTTTGCTTTTCTTTGATTGTCTTTAGAGGTAGCTAAAAATCCCCATTCAAACATATATCTTCTTCCTGATCTATCATATTCATAGTTTTCTGTTTCTGGATATACATCTATATATTTACAAAGAAAATCATAATTTTCTTCTGAAAAATCATCAAATGAATAGGGGTCAAAATTCATACCATTTTTTCTTAAAAATTCATTTACCTCTCTTAGTCCTTCAAAAAAGTTTGAATATTTTTTACCTAATCTATACCATTTATTCACAATAACACCTCTCAAAATTTACATATTTTCAAATTTCTTTACTAACGACCATATGAATTCAACTTGTTTTTTAGGTTCATATAACAAAGTATTTTCTATCATATAATCTTTTAAGTCTCTGAAATTTTCTATAAAGAACTTTGCTTCTTCTTGAACTAATATATTCTTTAATGATGTCTGAGCTATAACATACATATTATCATCTATCCATGTAGACCTTTTCATTTTATCCATATCAATACCTTCTGTTGCTTTTTCAAATATTTCATTTACTTTTATAATTCTATTTCTTATATCTTCTGCCCATTTAATTTGTTTTTCAGTTCCTTTAAGTTCTACCATTTCTTTTCCTCCTTTCTTTTTCTTTGTAACTAAATTATATCATAATTCGGGACGAATTAAAAGTTTTTTAAAAAAATAGCAAAAAAAATAAAACCCCTGTCCAAAGGTTTTATTTTTCTATTATATTAAGTAAAGTTTTATATTTATTTTTCTTCCTTCTTAGCAGAAAGTTTATTTTTCATTAACTCTATATCAAGCCATCTTTCCATTAAATACATAAGCTCCCCTGTCTTCCCTTTATTGTCTGCTGCGGCAATTTTCGCTTTAGCCCTTGCCATTTCTAATATTTTTTCTTGATTCTGTTCTAGTAGTTTTATTTTTTCCATGTTTTTATCCCTTTCTTATGACAAAAGTTATAGTTTGTTTAATAATTTATACCCATTTGTCTCCCCTTATACTTTTATTGTATACCTTTTTTGTAGGTTTAAAAACTGTTAATTTTTACCAAAACTTTAAACCATCTCCACTTTTCTATTCCAACATCTTCTGCAATCTTGCTTTCTGCAAAATATACCTTGATTACTTTCATATCCGTAAAAACTTGGACAATCTTTTTTTATCAATACTTCTTTTAATATCTCTAATCCTTCTTGTCTTATATTTTTATAATTTTCTTTTATTATTAAGTCTATCAACTTCATACTAACAACTCCCTTACTTTTATTTTTATACTGTTATAAATAAAGAAGTCTTGCTTTTTGTAAAAGGAATTAAAAAAGATGTATCAATTAAGATACATCTTTAACTGTTATCTTCCTCCCAAGTAAGCATTTTTAGGTCTACATAAACAACACTCTGAAACAACTCCATGTGAACCGTCAAAATTTAGCAACATAGCATAATTTCCTGATTGAGAGTTTTCCCCATTTCTACATTTAGAAATAAACATCATTCTATACTGTTTGTTTGGGTCAACTTTTACACTTTCCTCATGCCACTTTCCACTCTCGTCTCTTTTATATTTAAACGGTTTACAGTAGAATTTTTTATCCTCTGGATTTAATTCTTCTGGGTAAACATTTCTCATAAGTAAAAGATTTTCTAATATTTCAACAACTTGCTTTGATGATGATAAAACGTTTGGAGTTAAAAATAATGTTCCAAGTGTATTCATTGCCAACTGCATTGTTGCTATACCTATTAAATTATATTTACCAGCCAATTCATGTAAATCCCTTGAATCCTTTATTAAACTTATCCAATGATTATCATTGTCTGATCCACTAAAGTCTAATTTAAAAGTGTCATATAAATAAGTTGTTACACCTTTTGTCAAATGATATTCTCTTATTTTCTTTTTAACCGTTCTCATGTCTGCATTTGGCAAAGACACAAAGTAAATTCTTCCTTTATACTCTTCTTTCCAAATCTTCTTTGCTTTTCTTATCATTTCTAAATCTTCTTCTGTAATATCTCCTGCAAGCAATTTCTTTTTAGTTAATTTGTAATATCTTAATTTATGAACTAAAACCCACATTAAAAAATTAGTTTTAAATGGCTTTGACTTTTGCTCATTTGATATGATTAAAACTTTTTCACCTCTAAACACTAGGGCTTGTATTATATTAATTAACATTGTAGATTTACCAACAGAAGAATATCCGCCAAGAAAATTTAATGTTGAAGGCATTAAGCCTTGTATTTGTTGTGACAAGTAAGGAAAAGCAAATATTTCTTTGCCATTTACATCAATTCCACTTTTATCGATAGGCACACCCATTTCCTCACCTTGTAAACAAGCATTTATAAAATCGTCATCTATGTCCATTTCTTCCTCTTCAACACCCTTTTCAAGTGAAAAGAAACTTAATGAATTTATGATAGTTTCATAAAAATCTATGACTTGCTCTATTTCAAAGTTTTCAAACTCTTGTATTGGTACTATTTTTTGTCCATTGAACTCTATTTCATTTTCTAGTGGAAAATCTAACTCGTACAATTTTGACATTACATTATATTTATACAATTCCTCTAAGTAAGTATTAAAGTTATTTGGATCAACACTATCCATCATCAACTTAACTTGTCTTATGCCGCCAAGATCATCAAACTTAGAAACCATTTTCTCATTAAAATTATTTAAAATATCTATTTCTGTTAAAGTGTTTATATTTTTCTTTCTTAACGTTTCAATTATTACAAAGTAAAATAAACCATCTTTACTTGCAAAAAAAGTCTTATTTAAATTCGTATCATCTAGCAGCAACATATCTTTACAAAGACATCCTATCACTGCACCCTCTACGTTAATTCTCCCCTCTAATAATGTTTTTGGGTAGTTGTTATATTCTTTTCTATACATTCTTTTTTCTCTCCTGTCATTTCTCTTTCGTTAAATTTAAGAGGTTAATTAAACCAAATTAACCCCTCGCTCTGTTTACTATACAGCAATAATTTTCTCTGTTGCATCTTCTATTCTATTTTTAGATATTTCAAAATAATTTTTATCTAACTCAATTCCTATAAACTTACGCCCAGTATTCATACAGGCTACGCCTGTACTACCACTTCCCATAAATGGATCTAAAATCAACTCGTTTGGGTTAGTTAGTTCTACAATCAAATCCTCCATTAGCTTAATAGGTTTTTCACAACTATGGTTAAGTTTTTGAGGTGCTATCCTTCTATAAGTCAAAATATTGCTTTTGTTATTAGAGTGTGTTTTTATATTCGTTTTACACAGCAATAAAATTAGTTCGTAGTTGGGGCGGTAATTGTTGCCCATGCCAAACCAATCTTTATTCCATACAAGAATATTTTTTACAATAAATTTTTTTTCAAAAGCCATCTTAAACTTGTCTATATGTTGCCAACCACAAAAAACCACAGCCACATTCTTAGTAACGTCATAAGTTTTATCTACAAACTCAGGCAGCCATTCTAAAGAATTGTCGTTTGCAACCTTAGTATCTTTAAACTTACTACCAATTCTTTGTGGTGTTAAATTTATACCATATGGAGGATCGCATATTACGGCATCAACCTTTAAACCTTCTTCTATTAATTTATCCATAATCTTCAAACAGTCTCCATTGTGTAATTTATAACTTTCTTTATTTATCATAATCAAACTTCTCCCTCTCTTATTATGTCTATCCATGTTCTCTTTTGTTTTCTTGGTTTATATCTGTAGCTATAAATTTCTAAATTTCTTGACGATATTTTTTCAATGTTTTCAACTTTTATTTGTTGTTTATACTCAATTGCTTTTTTTCTAACGATAGCAAAAAAATATTTAATCTTAAAAATTATCGTTGCAAAAGCTCTTGAAGATAAAGTCATATGAATATCTATCGTATTTTCCTTCAAAACATCTTTTAAAATATCTATATCTGCATCTTTCAAAATGTCGTTTAACTCTTTTAAAAAAAATCTATCTTTTGACACATCGTAATCAAATATATCACTACACATTTCCAATACTTCTTGTTTATTTCTTTTAAATTGCTCCAACATTTCATAATGTTCTTTGTTGCAGTAATAATCATTTTTTCCATTATCCAAAGGAACTTTAAAAGCGTTTTTTTGTATTGTAAACTGTTCACAAAATCTACACTTTACTTTTCTATTACTCATCTCTACCCTCAACACATCTATAAATTTTTATTTCAATTTGTAAAAGTTTCAAAAAAAGAATTGAGGGGATGAACCCTCAACTCATTTAATCAGCTAATAACATCTCTAAAACTAGCTCAAACATTTTCGTAGGTGCATTTAAATCAAATTTCTTTTGGTTATATGTTTCTAATATGTTTTTTATACTTACCTTTGTAGCTTTATCCGCAGAAGGATATAAAGGTTTTATTTTTTCATATATTTCTCTATTTTTATCTACGTCACAAATCATTTCTTGATCTTCTGTACTTTCATTTTCTTCTACTTGTGTCAATTCTTGCTCTCTTTGTTGTTTTTCTTGTTGTGCCATTTGTTCCATCTGTTCATCTGTTATATTTGATTTAGATGATTTTTTTATTGCATCTTTTATCGCAGTTATAAAGTTTTTTGCATTAAATTCAGTTTTATCAACTATGTTTTTAAATCTTGCCCCTGCTTCTATAAATCCGTTATCTCTAAAATAAATCATTGTTTTAGTTTCAGAAAGCCTTTTGTCATTTACCTCTTTTTCTACTACAACTGTTCCTATAACGTCCGCTTTATGTGCCACTATGTTGTGATAGTCTGCGTTTAGGTTTGATGACAGTTTTTGATATTCTTGATCCTCAAGCATTCCCTGCTCTTTTATAGTTTTTAATTTTGTATGTCCTAAGATAAATAACCCAAAATGCTTATTTAATAGTTCTAATTTTTCTGTAACCAATTTTCTTAGTTCAATTCTTGGCTGTCCATATCCACCAAATGCCGAATTAAAAGTTTTACATGGTTTGCCCGTAGCTTTAACACTCATTCTAATAACTTCTTTTTCTGCCATAGGTACTAGTTCGTCATAAGTATCTATGAATATATATTTAATTCCATGCTCTTCTTTTGTTTCAATTAATTCTTTTATAACCGCATCGAAATCTTTCCATGCCTCTACATCTAAAGCATTTATATCATCTAAAGCCTTATATCCCTTTTCTTTTCCTATTGCTAACAATAAACCTTCTTCTGGTCTACCTCCACACATTTCAAGTATAAAATCTCTTGCAAAAGTGGTCTTTCCTGATTTTTGTACGCCTTGTATTAAATAATAATAGTTTGATAAATCCATTGACACTTTATTTATCTTTGCTTTTTTTAACATACTCATTTTTTAATCCTCCAGTGTTAATTAAAATAGTCTTTGTTTGTGTTTATCTTTTCTTGAATATGCCTTTTTATTTTTAAAAGCTCCATATCCACCTTGATGTGCATTAAACCTCGGTTTTTCTGCTTCAAATCTTTGCTCTTTTGTTATAACACCTATTTTTATAGGTGTGTTTTTCTTTTTTGCCATCTTACCACTCCTTTATATTTCCACTCTTGGGGTTTTATCCCCAAGAGTAATTGTTTGTTACATATCTTCTAAGTCTAATAAATCGTCTAAATCTAAATCGTCTTTCTCTTCTTCTATTTCATCTTCAAAAACTTCAACTTTTGGAAGGTAGTCTTCTAAAGTTTTTCCTGTTTCAACTGCTCCCTTTGAGTAACCTTTTGCAAGTCCTACAACCTTTACAGCTTTAACTTTTTCACCATAACCGCTAGACATTTCTTTTTTAACATCTTCAAAGTCTAACAGCCCCATTTCGATCAACTCTCTTTGTTCTTCGTCTAGCATATCTTCTGTGAATTCTACTCTTTCAGTTCCGTTTATGAATTTAACTTTTAAACCTATTTTATTAAACTCTTCTCCGTCCACTTTTAGAACTTTATTTTTCCATAATTTATACATTTTTTCTGCTTTTTCTTCTTCTACTGTTGATAAGTCAAGTTCAAGACCTTCCATTTTTACACCAACTTCACCTTTTGCAGTACTATCATATTGCATTGTAAAACCATTTACAAATAATTTTTTACTATCTTCAAAGTTGTCTGTTATTGCATCTTCTCCGAAGTGTAACTCAATAGTCCCTTCCATTACTTCTTCTGTTTCATCATCTTCTACTAAAACTATTCTTTGTGGTAAGTATTTTGTGTACATTTTTTCTTTGTAAGTTTGGTATTCTATTGTCCCAGTAACTACAAAGTTTTTATCTTTATATTCTCCGCTCTCTATCATTTCTTTAAGTTTTTCTATCATATCATATTGTGATAAATATCTTAAAGTTGTTTCACCTAATTTTATAGTTGATAATTTCCAAGACGCTTGATTTTCTATTATCTCCTCTTTATTTCTATCTTTCCAAGGTATTACAACACTTTCACCTTTTTGACCCTCTGAGCCTTTTGTATATCCGTAAACCACTGGATTTTTTTCTGAATATCCACCGAATAGTTCACAACTTTCTATACTGTTGTTTGATTTTACATTGAATATTAATTTTCTTGATTTCCACCCGTTTGTTGATGTTTGTTCTGTGTAAGGTTTAAATTTATCACTCCCTTTTGATATACTTAATTTTCCTACGAATTTAAATGTATTTGCCATTCTTCTTTCCTCCAAATTGCTTTATTTTGTTTGTTTATTGCTTACAACACTATTAATAAACTTAAGGTTATATTTGTAAAAAATAATTTAAAACTTTTTACAAAAAATAAAAAAGATAGGTTTTCACCTATCCCACATTTCTTAAATTATATTGTGCCAAAGCTCTATCCACTACGTTTGTATAATGTCCTATGTATTTGATGCTTATATTTGTACCGTCCATACGAGCAACACTTTCTATATTTTTACCATGTCTATTATAAGCAGAGTATCTTATTTTTCTTTTATATATATAAGAGTTTCTTACTTTTCTTTTACTGTTTGCTTTTAGTAGTCTTACATATCTTTCTTTTGTTTTGCTGCTTTTTAATCCATTACATGACTTGCAGCATATGGTTAAATTGTCGTCTGTTGTTTTTCCGCCTCTTGACTTTGGTATGATATGATCTACTGTCACATCTGCTTTATTATATATAACCTTTCCACAGTAAGCACATTCCCAAGTATTTGTTTTTCTATCTTTTTTTCTTGCTTTATATTTTCCTATGTAAATTATCTCTTCTAATTTCTCTTCTGCTTTTTCTTTTGTTGTAAAATAGTTTCCTCTTTTAACGTTAAAAACTTCTCCTTCTACTCTACATCTTAAAGTCATGTCTACTATTTCTATTACTTCTGATTCTCTTATCGTAAATACACTTCCTCTTGTATCTATTATAAAAGCCTTGTCCATTATATCCCTTTCCCCTTTCTTTTGTATATATTACCTTATTTATAAACTTTATATAAGGATTGTAAAATGTTTTCCTAAATATTTTTTAAAAGGGGTTGATTGTTGAAACATACTGGATTAATATTTAATTACGGAAGGTGTAATGAGTGGAATTAAATAAACATAAGGGGGCGTTGTGTTAATGGTGTATTTAGACGAGAGGTTTTATAATGAGACTGGCAAAGAATTATATAGAATAAAAGATCATAGTAAGTTGGATATAATAGCAGAGGGTAATAGAAATACTTGGGACAAGTACACTATAAGTGATGCCTTTGTGTGTAGACAAAATGGAAGGTTGTATGTGTTTGGGAGTGGTAGGAACACAGCATGGATGGGATACGAGATAGACGAGTATAACAATGAGGATGTTATAAACCTATTTGAGAAATATAGTTACATCAACTTCTAGGGGCGGTTAGCTCCTAGTTTTTTTGTGTAAAACAATCCCCCCCCTACCTTCGGATAGAAAGATTTTGGGAGAGTG